GGGTCAACAAGCACCTGAAGGTCGTCGTATCCCCTATGGATTCTCAGACCGCACACTTCCACATTATAAGAAATATGACGATGGAGCCGAGGCACGTGGCTTCGTCGAGTCGAGTTTTATCCGCGGCTTGACACCTCAAGAGTTCTTCTTTCACGCGATGTCAGGTCGTGAAGGTTTGATTGATACAGCTGTTAAGACAGCCGACACAGGTTATATTCAGAGGCAACTTGTGAAGGCCATGGAGGATCTGGTGGTTCAGTTCGATGGAACTGTGCGAGATGCGCGTGGTAACATTGTCCAGTTCCATTATGGTGAAGATGGTGTCAATTCAACAAAGATTGAATCTGCTTCCTTAGGACTACCAAAACTCACAGAAGCCGATATTCGTCGAGAGTATGGTATGGATGGTGCTGATCTATCAACTGTATTAGCGGATGGCATTGTTCGTCCCGATGATTCAGCACTCTTAGCTAAGTTTGTAGAAGAGGTTATTGCCGATCGAACACGTCTTGTTGAGAAAGTCTATCGTGGTAAACTCGATGGAACCTTATTTGCACCTCTCAATCTTGAGCGCATTCTTCTCAATATTAAGGTCCGTTTCCGTTTGGATTCGAAGGCCAAGACCGATTTGACACCTGCCTATGTGCTTGAAGGTCTCACTAAACTCATTGAAAAGACACAACCCTATCATGGAATCTGGCGTGCTCTTCTCCGATTCCATTGTGCTCCTCATAAACTCATCGTTCAGGAGCGTTTTACGAAACTCGCATTTGACACTCTTTGTGAAGTCCTTATCGTAAAGAACTGGCAGAGTTGGGCACAACCAGGTGAACATGTGGGTATCATTGCAGCACAATCGATTGGTGAACCGTCTACACAGATGACATTGAATACCTTTCACTTGGCAGGTGTGGCTGCAAAGTCGAACATGACACGAGGTGTTCCTCGATTGAAGGAGCTGTTGAAAGTTACACAGAATCCAAAGGCCACATCACTCACTGTCTTCTTGAAGCCTGAGTTCCGAAGCAAGAAGGAAAAGGCTCGTGAAGTTGCCCAGGATCTTGAACTCACGATTCTTCGTGATATTACCGTGAAGGCAGCGATCTATTATGATCCAAATGAATCCAAGGCGGAGACCATTCTCCCTGAAGATAAGAATCTCATCCGATTCTTCAAGATGTTTGAGCGTGACACTGAAGGCCTGGGTGTTACTGAAGAAGAAACTACTGAAGTAGAAGAGACAGCAGGTGAAACATGGAGCAAATGGATGCTCCGTCTTGAGCTCGATCGTGAGCGTATGTTCAATAAAAACATTACAATGGATGACATTGCGTTTGTCTTGGATAATCGATTCCAATCCGATATTCGCACTGTCTACAGTGATTTCAACTCGACTAAGCTCATCATGCGTATGCGTCTCCGCATCAAAGATGACCCTGTAGATGATCTTACCAATCTCAAGAAGTTCCAGAATAAACTCTTGAATAGTGTTGTGATTCGTGGAGTTCCTGGTATCAAGGCGGTGACGTTCCGTAAGGAAGAGGAGTATGTTGAACTCGTGGAGGGTGAATACAAGGCAGTTCAACAATATGTCTTGGACACAGATGGTAGTAACTTTATTGAAGTGATGAATCATCCTGCTGTCGATGGCAATCGTCTGATTAGCACACACGTTCATGATATTTATGAGAATCTTGGAGTTGAAGCCACACGACAGATTCTACTGAATGAGATTTCAGAACTGTTTGAGGAAGCAGGTGTGAACTTCCGTCATTTGGGTCTTCTATGTGATGTGATGACACGTGCGGGTCGTCTTATGTCCGTAGATCGTTATGGTATTAATAAGAATGATATTGGACCGTTGGCAAAGGCCAGTTTTGAGGAGACGGAGAAGATTCTTCTACGTGCGGCTCTCTTTGGTGAGATTGATCCTATTACAGGTGTATCTGCCAATATCATGATGGGTCAGCCGATTCGCGGTGGCACGAGTTTCAGTCAGATTCTCTTGGACGAGTCTGCTCTTGTTCGATTGATGGAAGGCCTACCTCCTATGCAGGATACCATTGAGGAAGAAGAGGAAGCACCTACACAGGAGCAGATTGATGCTGAACTCTATCTTGATCCAGCAGACAAGTGTGCGACAACGCAACTCAGTATGAATGTGATGATGCCTCCTGCTGCAACATTAATGGAGGAACCTGATATGGAACTACAGATTTTGGAGGATGAATAAAAGTTTAGGGGTTAAACAAAAGCCCTTAACTAACTGTATGGATATCAGTGGATCCTTGTGGGATACCGCAAACAAACCTCCATGGGAAACCATAGAGTTTTTACAATCACCTCCTATAAAAGATCTACCGATAGTGGATTTTGTATCAACTTGGTCAGAAATAGAACACACAGAACTTAATATGATTAAATCAAAGATTGAACCCTTGGAAGCCGATCATGTATGGGAGGCATTAAAAAAGAAAACAAATCCGTATGAACTCATTTATACACAAGAAAACCCTGAATGTCCTCCTTCTTTATCGGTGATTAAACCTCTTAGTCGTTCTTATTTCAAAATGATTGAGATGCTTTCAACTCTCAACTTCTTTGAAACTCTAAATAAAGGTATACAGAGAATCAGTTCAGCCCACGTAGCAGAAGGCCCTGGTGGATTCGTGGAGGCCTTTTTGGATCAAGCATCCTACCGTCGTCTTTTTGTTTCAAGAGTTCTCGCAATGACACTAAAACCTACGAACAATCATGTTCCAGGATGGCGACGCACGCATTCATATTTAAAACAACATAATGAGATCAAGATTCATTATGGTGAAGATGGCACGGGAGATCTCTATATTCCCGAAAATCAACAGAGTTTTATTCGATTGTGTGATGAAAAGAAAGTGAATCTTTTTACGGGAGATGGAGGGTTTGATTTCAGTGTCGATTATGAACAACAAGAAAAAAGTGTATTTCGTCTTTTAATCGCTTCAGCTAGTATTGGTTTAAAAGTCTTGGCTCCAGATGGTTCTTTTATTCTCAAGTTTTTTGATCTTTTCTCACCGAGCACACAACTTTTAATCCGTCTTATTACGATCTGTTTTAAAGAATGGACTCTGTATAAACCTGCAACGAGTCGTCCGTGTAATAGTGAACGTTATTTGCTCTGTAGAGGATTCCGTCGTATTACTCCTGAGATTATTACACTTTTGAATACCTTTCAAGAAAAATACACAGAAGATCTATTTCCTGATGCGGGTCCATTTCCATTTTTTACCGAAAAAGAAAGGGACTTTTTACAATCACATATTACACAACATAACGCCACGCAAATAAGAGTTCTTAAACGCACGATTCAACTACATGCTATGAAAAATCATGTATTCAAGTGGGATGAGCATTACAAATATGCGAGGGAGTGGTGTTCAAAGTTTCGTATACCTATGGTGCCGATGAAGATCTAGGAAGTTCATCTGGTTTTATATAAGCATTTGCAAGTCGCTGACCTACAATCACCGAAGCCTGGTGTTGTGTGAGTTCACCATTGCCCATTCGATCAAGCATAGCCAACATCGTCTTGAGACTCTGTTGATTATAGCCTCCAGGTTGAGTTAGCATTTCAAAGAGATTCTTGTATCGATCCGAAAAGTCGGGACAAAGCGCCTTGATTTCCTCAACCGTTTTACCTTCCTGAAGAAGTTTTTCAACCTTTTCGATATTAAAACGGACAAAGGTCGCACGAACTTTGGGATCAAAATCAAGAGATCGATTTGCGGCCTCCGACATTGCTTCACGTGTATTTCTTCGCTCCATTCTCCAAAAGTAACTGATTTATTTAAGAATAAAGATACTCATCAAATTTAGAAGCATGGCGAGCAAAAATATACCTGTAGTGAGTGCCGATGCCGGGGACCCACAGGCACTCAAAGAACCTAATAGTCCTGCCAGCATTATGAAAAAGGCACAAGCCTCAGAGAGTCAATCATCCGCTGATACAAAGTTTGATGCACCACCACCTCCGAGAGAAGGATTTCGAAGTTATGATAGGCATGCTGAATCGAAAGGTATTTTTGAAGCCTTATTTTTAGCATCAGCGTCTTTATTGTTATTATATAAAGCGGCACCCGAATAGAGAATGGAAGGATACGAATCCGATACTAATGCGGTTGAACATGAACCGGATCTAAACACTCTTTCTAACACCGAGTTGACACCCGAGACTACAGGACCTGCAAAGGATGCTTTCAGATTGCAACTTTCCGAGTGGAAACGATCTCATTTAGAACCCATTACAGAAGATTCACAAGATACAATGAAACTCAAGGAATATCTTGAAAAAACGAAAGTGCTTTACAATGATCTCCTCCAAAATCCACAGAAAGAACCTCTTTCCAATAAAATGTCTTCAGTGGAGTTTCAAGAGATTCTTCAACGAGATTTAGTTGAGAGTCCTTTTACATATGATACAAAACTTATTAATAGTCTTTCATCTGAAAATGACGCCTTTGATGGAACTATTATCCCTAATCAATAGAGATGGCATCGTCCACAACGCGTAAATCCTGCCCCCCGGGTCAAATCCTTCGTAAAGGCTATACACGTCGGTATACAACCACAGTTCGCGAGAAAGGTTTTACAGTCCGTCGTGCAAATAAAACCTATCGCGCATACCCCAAGTCCGGCTCAACGATGATTAAGACAACTTGTATCAAGGATCGTGGTCTCCCTGGTAAGGGTCAAGCTGTCTTTGGTGAACTCAAGAGAGGTGAACTGCGAAAGCACGGATATGTCTATCGTAAGTCTATGCAGGAACGTCATGAAGCCTTAAAAAAGGCCGCGAAAGAATATGGAAGATTAAATCTTTATCACAAACTGGATGCAGTGTATAAGTTATCTAAGCGCACGGCACCCGAAGCCTCCAAGGTCTTTAAGGAGGATCGTGATTGGGTCCGATTAGTCTTGATGAAGAAATAGAACTCGGGCGTAATCGAGTTCCAGATGAAGATATAGACTTTGAATAGTATGGTAGGATTTGTTATCCTCCTGATTGTGATGGTAGGAATCTGGGTATTGCTTTTAGGAGCAGTTGATACAAGTGAAATCAGTAAAAACTGGCCACAGTATCGCTGCCAACCCACTGTAATGCCTTTTGCTTCCTTCTTTGGCCATGACACTTCGGAGAACTTCAACTTTTGCCTCAAAGGTATCATGAATAATACAGCGGGGCCTCTTTTATCACCGATTTTTACGATTTTTGGTTCTATTTTGGGTGTTCTTGCAAACTTAATGAATGTGGCAAATAGTCTTCGTGTGCAGTTTGCGTCTTTCCTCGGCGGAATCAATACGATTTTCCAGAACTTTACTGATCGTTTTAAACAGCTCACGTTTAAGATTCAAATGACTGCAACTCAAATGAAACAGTTGATTGGTCGTTTGTATGCTACCTTCTTTGCTCTGATATACATGTCAATGTCAGGCATCCGAGCTCTTCAAAACTTTAGTAATACAACTCTCTTCAAGTTCATGGACACCTTTTGTTTTGATCCAGATACACCTGTTCACATTGAAGGAAAAGGTATGATTCCTCTAAAGGAAGTCAAAATAGGGGATGTCTTTGAGAAAACAGGATCGAGAGTCACTTCTACCTTTCGTTTCCATGCCGATGGACAACCCATGGTCCAACTTCCAGGAGTTCTTGTCAGCACAAATCATTATATAGAGCATAATAACTCTTGGATTCGTGCAGATCAACATCCAGACTCGATTCCTACGTCACCTTGGAATGGAGGATCACTAAGACCTCTTATTTGTTTGAATACTTCGGATCATCATATACCCATTGGAAACTATGTCTTTGCCGATTACGATGAAACGGAAGAAGCGGATGATACGACCATGAAATGGGTTGAACATAGACTCAACGCTAAATCTGTCACTGATAAAACAAAAGGATTTGCCTATACAACTGTCTTAAGTCCAGAAACAGAGCTTCGTATGTCAGATCAGACAGTTCGACGAATCGATACAATCAAGTTGGACGAATACACAAGTTTAGGCAAAGTGATTGGTCTCGTAAAAAAGGAAGTCTCTGAAGTCTGTTCTTTGGATTCAGGGGAACGAGTAAGCCCGGGTCAACTTATGTGGGATGCTCAACGTTCTATGTGGACTCGAGTGGGAGATCAACTACCGATTCAACGTTTAGAAACACCCGAAATCTTTTATAGTATGATTACATCAGGTCAAACCATTGAAACTAAATCAGGTCAGTTTTTCCGAGATTATGTTGAAGTCCATAGCCCAGAGGCGGAACAGTTTTACGCACAAGCCATGACAATGCCTTCCTCTACTAAATCAGAGTGAAGATGGGGGCTCTAGCACCAATCTTGATGTTATTTTTAACAGTATTGATACTCGGCTTCGGCTTTAACGGCTGGACTCTGGCAGCGATCATCATGATGCTAACAGTTTCATTAAGTCTTCTAATGACCAGTGTCGATATTGAAAAAACGAAAGCCAACTGGGAGGAGGAACGATGTGAACTCGGCGTGGTTCTTTTAGGATTCTTGTATAAACCATACGATGATCCCAAAAGTTCATCCGAGTTTTCATCGGAAAACTTTAACTTTTGTATCGGTAAAACCTTTGAAGATATTTTTAAAACATTTCTTTCACCGTTAACCATTGTGATTGGTAAAACGCTCGATTCCACGAATGTTTTAAACGAAGTGATGAATGGGCTTCGATTTCTCCAAGCAAGAATGATGTTAAGTTTCAAGAAACTCCTGGATCCATTTTGGCGTCGTTTTATGCTCACGGGTCTCTATTTTTCACGCGTATTTCAACGCCTTTATTCATCCATGTTACGGGCTGGAGGTATTGCGGTTGCCACTTTATACATAGCGATGGGTATTCAAATCACTCTTGAAAACTTTGTAAAGTTCTTTATCAAAGTCGTCATTATTCTTATTTTTATTATTGCGGCATTATTTATTCTACTGTTCTTTATTTTAGCACCTACACTTCCTTTGATTTTAACAGTGATGGCCGCATTGATTGCAGGTGGTCTCGGTGCAGCCCTTGGTAGTGTAGGAGATACATTCTGTTTTGCACCTGAAACACGAATTAAGATGTATACTGGTGACTATGTTGAGATTCGTTCTATACAACCAGGAGACCTCTTAGCCGATAAATCCATTGTTGAAGGCGTATTAGAAGTCGATGCTACGGATGAACAAATGTATTCGGTTGATGGTATTCATGTGAGTGGTGCACATATTATCTGGTCACCTGAAACTGAATCATGGATGAATGTGAAAGAGTATCCTAATAAGATTCCAGCACCAAGTCAAAAACGTGTGTTTTGTTTAAGAACTACCACGCGCAGTCTACATATACAGGGCGTATCGGGTAAACAATGGAAGTTCCGTGATTGGGAAGAACTACCTTCAGAAATCGAAAATGTAGACAAACTCTGGGATACGATAGTGAATACAATCTTGAACCATGATCATGAATATTATCCTTCAACTATAACACCGAATGAATATCCTCTCATTGGATCACAATGTCGTGTATGGTTACGTGACCAATATGATAGAAATCATTATATTCAAATCCATGAAGTTAAAATCGGGGATGAAATCTATGGAGAGGGAGGATTTACCAAGGTTTTGGGTGTGTATACAGGTCTCAATGAATGGATTCATCCTGAGACGATTTCAGGAGGATGCTGGGTTCGTTTAAATAATATTCATAAATGGAATCATCTAAAACCTCAAGAGTTGTCTCAAGACAAGGAATCCAAATCGTCAGGATATCACTTGATTACCGAATCAGGCAACTTTTGTGTAATGGCCAAGAACTATTCCGGATTTGTGCGTGATTTTACAGAAGTTGGTATTGATCAACTTCCTTTAACTTATCCTTTTGTAGCGATGCTCTTAGAAAAATCCCTCGCCAAAGAAGAATGAAAACCGGTTTCCTTATCACAGGCCTCGTAATCTTACTAGTGGCGAATATACTCATGCTCTTCTACAAGCCCGGTTCGCTTGGAACTGAAAGCTTCACAGGATCTGCAACTCCGCCTAAGAAGGCACCTGAGGGATTCACCAACTACTTCTTGGAGAATGCAGGTCCCACACAAGGGGGTGCCATTGGTGCCTTTGATGGTGTCCGTTTGAGCAGCGGTAACAATGTAAGTCAGTGGCGCGCAACCGCTCCGGATGAACCATTGATGGGACCAGAGTTCGAGCCTGGCCCTGATAGCCTCTTCATTTTCAAGAATAACCAGTGCAAGCCCGAGTGCTGTGGTTCATCCTTCAGCTGCGGTTCAGGATGCGTCTGCACAACCCCTAAGCAAAGGGCCTTGATTGCGGGCCGTGGAGGTAACAGAACATCCCCTGCTGGAGATATCTAAGAAATCAAGTAAATAGAGAATGGATAAGAAACAGATCTGTATCATAGGTTCAGGAGCCGCAGGAAGCCTACTTCTCCTTAACCTTCAAAACTCTGGTGTTTCTGCTCATCAAGTCACCGTTGTAGACCCACATCATGATGGAGGAGATCTGGTAAGAAAATGGGGTTCTGTCCGCAGTAATACGAGTTGGAAACAAATACTTGACGCATGTCCTTGTGCAAACGTCCCTGAACCCTGGGCATCACTTGATCCTTCACAACCGACTGAACTCCGGTTCATCTCAAGTTACATTCAGTTTCTAACTCGTGATTATCCATATGAAAAACGCACAGGGACTGTTGATTCAGTCACACAGGGACCTTCTGGAAAATGGCAGATTCAACTTCGTGATAAAAAGGTAGAGCCCATCCTATCGGATCTTATATTTCTAGCTACAGGTTCGGAACCCAAGTTACTTGATATGCCGTTTCCCTCAATTCCACTCCATATTGCCTTGGACAAAGTGCTTTTGGAACGATTTCTCTCACATCAAAAAGTGAAAACGGTTGCCGTCTTTGGAACAGCTCATAGTGGAACATTGATTGTGAAAAATCTTGTCGAGATGCCCTTTGGTTTAAACATTGTAAACTTTTATGCATCGCCCAAACCATTTTACTTCGCTCGTGACGGTGACTATGATGGAGTTAAAAGAGATGCGGCAGAGATTGCTGATGATATCCTTGCTTCAAAGTATCCTTCTGTGAAACTTGTGGCGTTACAGGATACTGCTGCTGTTATACGAGCCTCTAAGAACTTAGACTTTGCTGTCTACGCCACAGGATTTGAACAACGAAATACATTTGGTCTCTCAGCCTATGACGCAAAAACAGGAAAACTGCTGGGTGTTACAAATGGATGGGGATTTGGTATTGCTTACCCAAGTCTTTCAGAGAATGAAAAACACTATGATGTAAGTGTTCCGAGTTTTCAAGCGCATATTATGAAACAAATGCCAGATATCTTAGCGACTCTCCAAGCGCAATAGAAAATGATAGCACGGTATAGAGTGGGCTATGAATAGTGCAAGAAGTATGAACAGTTTATTACCTTTAGGGGCAACGGGGGCAAATGTACTCAATACGTTGAAGACAAATGTTGCGAGCCTCAATCAAAAGGTGAATACGGCAGTACCTGGTGGAATGATGACCGCCCTCGGTATTTTTGTAGCACTTGTTCTTTTATTTATATTTGTCATGTCTTATTACAATCAACAGATTCTACAAGGATATAACTTTCTAATGGTTGCAGTTCGTGATATGCTAGGTTTACCTCAAGAAGGTCCCATACCTTCTGATTTACCACCTCCTTCATCTGAAGTTACGGCGCCTCATACACCTCCTCAACAAGAGACTGAGGCCGAAAAGGAGACTAATAAGCCACTCGTCGAAAAGATTTTACCTCAAATGGGTGGTGCTCAGGAAGTCTTTAATGTGAGTAAGAACACATTTACTTATTATGATGCAGAACCATTGTGTCGTGCTCTGGGTGCTGAACTCGCTACCTATGATCAAGTCAAAGAGGCATGGGAACGAGGTGCTGATTGGTGCAACTATGGATGGGTCAAGGGTCAGACTGCAGTCTATCCTACACAAAAGAATACATTTGATCTTTTACAGGCAGGGCCCGAGGAGCAACGCACAAGCTGCGGAGTTCCTGGATTAAATGGTGGATTTTTTGATAATCCTGAACTTCGTTTTGGCGTGAACTGCTACGGAAAGCGTCCATCACAAAGTAATCATGATGCTACTGCGGCAGGCAAGGGTATTCCCGTGAGCCCCGAGGCATTAGAAATACAGAAGAAGATTGCTCATTTTCGGACAGAATCTGCTTCACTGAGTGTTATGCCTTTTAATAATGAAAAGTGGTCTACTAGTTAGAAAAGATGCCCCCGAATAACTTAAATTTCAATAGTTTAACGCGAAAAAATCGTGTTGAACTAATGAAAACTCAACCTGTATCAAGCAAAGGAACGCTAAAAAGACAGTTTGGAAATCGAAATATTTATCGATTGACTAAGAAAAAAATCCATTTTTCTAACAATACGAAGAACTACAATGAAAATACACGTGGAAAGGTTTATAACCTACCCTTGCCCGTTCCAGAAAACTGGAACCGTTCACCTGAATATGTTAGAAATCACAGTAATACTATATTGCAACAGTTGAATCATCATAACTTTAATAATATAAGAGCAAATGAACAGGATTTAGCTCTAAGTTTATCTCGTCTTTCAGGTCCAATGAGCACTAACTATAAAAGACCTTATGGAAAAGAAAGATTTAATGTAAAACGTAAATGGTTAACAAATGAAAATGCTGTTCGTAATAGAGCAAGAGTAAACTATGGAAAAAAGGAGGCTAAAATGATGGCGAATCTTTCAGCTACGTATAATAGTCCTTTCCAGATGTTAAATGCAGTCGATAGGCTTCCAATCAGCCAACAAATGAAAAGTCTTTTTAAACAGAATATTAGGTCGCAGTTTAATATTTAGATCTAACCATGATGCTTATCATAAATAATAGTTCCTGATCTCAAATCTTGAAGATATGGATCATCCGAACGTTTAGAAGGTTCATCTTCTCGATAGATTTCACTACAAGCATCTTCAACTACTACAAATATGTGTGAACTTGGAAGATCAATCCAGTTCCAAAGATGTCCTGGGAATGAATAACGAAAGGATTTGGCAACTCGTGAATCGAGTCTGAAATCCTCAATCGTTCCCCATTCTTTCCAGAATATATCCCATAGTTCTGTATCGAACTTCATACAATAGGTTTCATAATGTTCAGGGCGGAACTCTTGTTGTGAGTTCACAGGATAGATCTTTTTTCCCTTTGATAAAAGCCACATGATTTTAAGAATCTTTTGAGTTAAGATTGTTTCATCATATTTTACTGCATACCCCATATGTTTGATTAAAGGGATTACACCGTTCACTACAAAGTCGTTAATGACCGAATAGCGTGGAGCACATTGATAAACACCCTCGTTCATATAAATCGTTTCATGAATCCATGCATACCATTTCATATTTAAGACTCACTGATCACTACACTACACTACACTATATTACTTCATCATAAAGGCTTTAGCCTTGAGGAGGTGAGGGTATAGGTGGAGGAAGAGGTCCTGTGATCTTTTTAAGTTTTTTATGAACTTCATATCCTCGCTGCTTCTTCATGAACTTGATGATTGAATCCGTTTCATCTGCTTGGCCTTTAGAGGCAAAATAGGCATGTAAATGTTCTTCCATTCGGGTAAAGGTCAAAGGCTGAGAATGACGTTCTTCATTGACGACTAATCGTCCACCTGCGATCTGTATGACAGCATTCTCCATCTTTGAAACCCGGAGAGATCCAAGAATCTTTTCTTCAAACTCGTCACGAACTTTACGGGCATTTGCTGTTTGTCGATACATACTTGTCGCAAAGTTATCATAATGAACCCAGTTTCTTACCCAGTTTGCAAGTTCAGTTGTATTGACCAATGGTGCTGACATTGTCTATTCTGCTATAGACTTGATGGTAGAGGAATCATATTTAACGCAGAAAATGGAACGCTTCTGTGTTGTATGACAAGCATACCAAACGTCAACATCACAAAGATTAAGAGTAATGTGAATAAGACACAGGTTAGAACGATATAAGGAAATACACGCTCCATAACGTGATTTAGAAGAGGATCAATCAGATAGAGTTGTAACTTTTTACGAGTTGTGTCACGATTAATCATATGAATCGCCTTTTCCATGAAGGGTTCTAACCACGAGGGCTGTTGATGTATTTCTTTTTCATTTTCCGGCACCTTAACCATTCTAGTTTGTCTAACTTAAACATTGGTAACTAAGTTGACGCAGTCAATCATGGAAGTTTCCTCACCAGTTTGGTCTTCTCAGTTACAAACCTACACATTTTTAATCAACACTGCAACATCTGTATCGAATAACTCCGTATTCAGTTATTTAACAAACAGCACTTTGCAACCACCCCTTCCGGATGATGTAACTCTCACAGGACGTAGTCTAATGAATGAGTTTATAGCAAAAACCAAACGATTCTTTACAACACCCTTGGCGATTGAATCTGTATTGAAACGTCTTCGGCACGAACTATACCCGGGTCAGTATCCTCCAAGTGAAGGAAACTTCAACTATCGAGTGACACCAATGTCTCTTAAAGTCCAACGTGATTCATTTACTTTAGTTTGGACTGTTCTAGAATGGATTCCTGATGAAACCATTCCTGCTGGATTCATTGGAACCATGACACCCAGAGCGCAGTCTCCCGAGCAGGAAATCCGCCAGATTCAAATACAAGAAACCCTTCCGACCTATGGAGGAGGGTCCACAGAGGTGAACCTTGAAACAATGAATGAGATTCCTCTTAGCGATCTTCCACCTTTGTCCTTTGAAATGGATACGGAGATACCCACTCGCCGTGAAACAGAAAAACAGCGTATTCGCGAGGCACGTCTGAAGGTGGCATTAGCCAAGTTGAAGGCCGAGAGAATGACCCAAAAGTTTTATACTAAATACGGGGAAACACTCGAGGATGATTCCGATTCTGAACTCAGTTTGGATTCGGATGAAACGGAAGATTATGCGCATTAACAAAAAATATAGACTGCTTCTATTACAGGAACAAACATGGCAGGTGTCTCAGTAGATACTCGTTCAATTGTGCTCATTGCGTTGGTCGTTTTTGCAATACTTGGTAGTGCTTATGCTCTTAACCCGTATTACGTCAAGTCGCTTTTGGGTATTCGTGAGGGATTTGAAGGCGAAGAAATGCCTGCCACCTTGAATGTGGCTTCGAACTATAAGAGAACTGGAGCATCTATGGATGCAGCAGGTTCTCAACAAACTAACGAGGTAATGTCCAATCCTAATGTTGCAAACATCGAGCAGTTTGAAGAAGAGGAGAAGGAAGAGAAGGAGACTGAGGGATTTTCTAACTTGGGTGAGGGTCCTTCATCTTTCGGTAATGCAGAGGCCCCTGCTGGTTGCTATCCTCGTGACCAACTCGTCCCTGCTGAACTTCTCCCCAAGGATCCTAACTCCGTCTGGGCTCAGCAGAATCCTATGGGCACTGGATCACTCAAGGGCAAGAACTTCTTGAGCGCGGGTGCGTTGATTGGTGTGAATACCGTGGGACAGAGCTTGCGCAATGCAAACTACCAACTCCGATCTGAGCCTCCTAATCCTCAGGTCGCAGTTTCAGTGTTTAATCAGACCACTATTGAGCCTGATGTCAATCGTCGCACTTTGGAGATCAACTAAATCCCTAAGCTAATGCCGACTGATTTATGATGACCATATAAATAATGATACAGATAACGACTTACTAAGTCGATTTTCTTGATCAAGTTCAGTTGGGTGCCAATCAAAACAATGGCAATCATCAGTTCACCCCCATATTCACTTGCTTCATAAGGTTTATACATTGGAACTTTACCATCTCCATCTAAATCCCATTGAATCACAAATAAGAACGGCATAATCTTTACAATCTTACGAACATAATACACAACTATAATCAAAGTAAGACATTGCGCAATGACTTCACCTAAGACGGTCCATTTATTTTTATGTTCATCATATCGTGGAAAGGCATAATCCAAACTGATTCCTGATAAGAAACTCAAAACCAAATAGCCTAATCCATATTGTAAACTTTCAAACAGTTCCATCACACGAACTTCATTCAATAGGAATAGACTACGAACCCGCTCCTTTACATGATCCACAGCATCTTTTTCAATGCTAATGGGTAAAACACTAGGTGACATCTTTCTACTAACTATTAGATATGTCATCGGGAGACACATCTTGGTTTGGCCAAGCACAAGGGATGTTTTCAAATCTTCAAAAAAGTCTGGGCGTAGGAGATTCACGATTTCCAATCGTTTCTGTTAAAAGCACAATCGACGGTAAAATCTATAGTGTTCGTGATATGCCCGACAAACAAGCTGCTGCTGATTTGATGGCAAAGGTTCGACTCCGAATGCGCAAGTTGTATACACATCTTGAGAGTTCTTTTCCCGACAAGCAACAAGTAAAACGATTAACTCAACGTTTTAAACCTGAACCGGATCGTTTAATGGAGTCTACACCCGATGCAGACCATACAAGTTATAGTGTAAATAAAGGTGAAAGTGTCTATTTTTGTTTAAGGCAAAGACAGGGTGCAGATGAAAGTCTCGTCAATGAAAATATTATGATGTTTGTCGCACTTCATGAGATGGCACATATGATTACTGATTCGATTGGTCATGAGCCAGAGTTCTGGAACAACTTCGGCTGGTTACTCAAAGAAGCCGAAAAAATCGACGTCTATCAACATCAAGACTTTAAAGCGCATCCTGTCCGTTATTGTGGCACAAATATAACCGACCAGCCAAGATATGATCCAGCCAAAGATGGTGTGGATATGACGGTTGGAAAGATAGAGTTTTCTTAGATGGAGGAACCAACCGTTGTGTCCTCATTTTTGGATCGATTTTTTAGACCTCAGTTCATAGAATCGTTTCAAAGTCCTTTACAAGGCGATCAGACTGTCCGTGTGACGATTTTCCGATCTCCAGATGAAGAAAATCCTACGATTCTTGACTTGAATGATTTATATCCTTTTATGACAATACAAGATATCAAAACACGGATTTACATGGAAATGAATGAACAAGCAGTCTTTCACCCTACCTTTCAAAGTCTACAAATCCCCGTGGGTGATGATATTACTTTTGAGACAATGACGGACTATTATACACCCTTGGAGTTTGATTGGTTGAAACCAGGAACATCGATTGCATACACATTGATGAATCCTTTTAAACGAGCCACTACATCGAGTGTAGATACTAACTTTGTAACAAGCACTGGACAACGAAAGGTGGTAGGGTTTGTCAGTCGAGGCCGAGCCTCTATTGAAGATGTAGTTCTTAGTATCTATGACAAAAAGGAGATCATTATTCATTGTTTCTTATACAAGGGCGTGGAAGCACTGATCAACCCATCATTAAAAACCTCTGAACGAGAATGGTATGGTCGTTTGGGTCCCTATTTTCCAGAGTTACAACCTGGTTCTTCTCCTGATAGTATCCTTCCGCAACAAAAGGCAGTTATGGATTCACGTGTTACGTATTTGAAGCGTAGTATCCAAATGATGAGTAAACTGGATCAACTCATTCAAGAAACACCACTCTATACTGTTGGAATGGCAGGTGTGAAGTTCCTGCGTATTATCTGGAAAGAGTTACTTGAACCAAATGAACAACGTGATTTAGAAACTACTTTTTATGAACTTCCCGTGAACTCTGTGCGACCCTTTCTACGTATTCTTCCTTCGGATGGAGTTCCCATTACAAAAATCAAGGTTCGTCTAGGAAAGATTCCTGAGATTTCGGACCCACGTCTTCTTCTTCAATGGGCCCAGGAACGCAATCCGACCCCTGATCAAGATTTTGTTTTTGCTAAAACGGTTATACGTCGTGCGATTGGTGTTCAACCTGAACTCTATGGAACACTTCGTCTATTTGATGATAGTTCTGCTGATTTTATTGTGATTCCTTCCAAACAGCTTCGTAAGTTAGAGCCAAAATCCGATCTTGTAGAACTTTCACCCCTTCTTGCTAAAACGATTGAAGATACATACCTTTCAAAGACACAACCTGAGATCGGTGAAGCCTCGGTGATTTGCGGAGTTCGTCTTCCAACGGAATCGATCCGATTTACAAAATCGATTCTAAGAAAACGTCTCGCTGTATTCAAACCTCTTTTTCAAGAAATCACTCCATTACCTGGTGAACAACCTCTTGTAATGTTGAGATATAAGGCTGTCAGTAACTTTGCCACTGAAGATAAAGTCTTTAGTTTTATAACGCAACTTACAACGCGTCGTCTTTTACAAGGAGATGCCCAAGGTGCTGAAATCGTTGAGGCGGTAGAAGAAGAGTTCCAAATGAATAAAGAAGAGGCTCAACTGAAGGTAGCGGATTGGTATAGAACCAGTGGTCAAGCCACTCTAACAGTGCCTGAAACGAAAGATTATATTATGACCTATAATAAGGGCATTGATATTGCTATTTTCGGACAACATCCATTTTATTCATTTCATCTATATCGTGTTGATTCGATTCAAACGTTAGAGCGTTTAACTACTGCCTTATCACTTCTTTTTAGTGTAGAGGATGATGCATTACATATTCCTGCTGGAATAGCAGAGGAACTTGAACAAGCGGAACAGACTCTTTCATTTCCTGGAACCACTCGAGCAACTTCAACTCTTAAAAATACACTAAAAGAAACAGAAACAGAAATAGTAACAGAATCAGAAGATAAAAATATCGGTGCCGCAAACATTGTAGCAGGTCAAGATTTCTATGGTGATGAAGCTATGTTTGATTTTGATGTGATGGATGAAGCAGTAGAAAATGCTTCTGTCGCAGAAATGGTTAGGGCTGAAGTAGAATCTCCTATGCAGGAACTTGAAGAAACCTTACCTGTTGCGCCTCCTGTAAATACTAAAAAAGTAATCCTACAAGAAGATTCAGAAAAGGAAGATGATGAGGAGAAAGGTAAGAAAACCTATAAAAAATATTTAATACGAAAACTCCAGGAAGTGGATCGTCGTCTTTTTGAATATAAGGATAAGAATCCAAAAGTAAAAGTTAAAAAATATGTCTCAATGTGTCAAGCAACTGAAACACGTCAACCTGCTGTATTGAATCAGGAACAATATGAACGTATGAAAGATGAATATCCTGAAGTAACATTTATTGAATATCCGATGACAAAGGCAAATGAAAACATGGATATTACTGATGAATACTATACTGTTCTTAAATATGGTTCTGATCCTGCGAGACAGAACTATTATCTTTGCTCCGAGTTTTTTTGTATTAAAGATCATATATTAGTCCGAGAGGCAGATTTTTACAGCACAAAGGATCGTAGCACACCTCCTAAAACAAAGTTGGGGGAAAGCCGAGCAGGTGCCAAAGACCGTGGTTCCTGTCCTTTTTGCCACGGTGAACTCATCAAGTCACTGGATTCTCCAGGTAAGAATCAAACTGTCATTCATCGTGCAATCAAGAAGAAGTCCAAAGATGATAAACGTCATTTATATATTGGTTTCGTGAAGGATACTCCACATCCAGAAGGATTCTATTTACCCTGTTGCTTTACAGCCGATTCTCCCATTCTCATTTCAGATAAACAGTTTGAACATATACGTGCGTCTGGACAGACGGCTCCTGAAGCGGAACTTCTTGAAGATGAGGAAAGAGAAGAAGGAGAACAAATATCTGCCGCTGCAGGAACTCCTGTTCCTATGCTCGATTATCAAGTAACTCTTGCGCGTGTTTATAGAAAATACATTGTCGGTCCTGAAAAGTTTCCCTTAAAACTGGGTGATCTAGAGGGTCCACAGATTGGTCTTTTACCTGCTGTGTTAGATGCCTATTTCAGTCAGAATCCAGCAGAGTTTGTTTCTCGTGATTTTAATCGTATGGAACTGAAACCCGATTCCAAAGGATTTCTACGTATTGGTGTAGAGAATCGCAGTCGATATATACCTGATAGTTTCTTTGCTGCGATTGCTCCTGCAATGTTTCGAAATAGTGCAGCCGAAGTGAAAAAACGCCTTCAAGAAGTCATTACACCTCGTATTTTCTTATTCTTAAACTTTGGAAATATGGTTCTGGAGTTTTTTTCTCCTGAACTTCCTGAGGAAAATGACACTAAAATCCGTATGTGGGCCTCTAAAGAACTAAATATTGATATGAGCGCAGCCAACCAGGAAGCAATAAAGCGTCTCTATAAAAGTTATCATAACTTTCTACGTTTCTTAGACTCAACCACTGAACTGAAAGAATATCGTCAGTTTGCTCAGGCTCTTGCCTTACCAGGCCTTATCACACCTCGTGGGTTTGTATGTATTGTTTTAGATATGGTTGAAGAAGATAAACTTGAAGTTCGATGTCCTCCCTATGGATATGATTTAGATCAATATTCTGGTTCAGACATTTTCTTTTTACTGCATCATTTTTCAGGTGTATGGGAACCTATCTTCTATACTGAAAATCGCGCACCCTCCACTGATCCTGAGTTTCCTGTTCGTCATGAAACAAGTCTTCTCTTTCAACGGGGATTAGAAGCAGGTTGGCCTGATATTGTGAAACAACGTGTTCGTGAGTTTATGAAAAAGTGCGTGGCTCCAAGTCGTGGAGAGTTTACAAGTCAAAGTTCTATTGATAACCTGGCGATTATTCCATTGAATACCGCGATTGAATATTCTCAACCGCCTCCTGTAGGGATTGTTCGTGATGCCTATAATCATATTGTAGCTCTTACCTATCGTTCAGTCTCAGGTCCCAGGTCAGGTCTTGTTGCATTGCCAGTAGTCGATGATGGAACGATTGTCTCTGCGGCACGAATCTATTTAGATTGGGACGATTATCAAGCTGCACCGATTGATGAGGTCATTAAATACTACAAGTCGGCCTTTGAAGGATTTTTCAGCTTGTATCCAGGCTATATTGTATCTCGTCTAGTAAAAAGCAGTAAAACAGATAAGTTCATTGCCATTCAGTTAAAGAATGGTATTTATATTCCAGCCACTGATCCAAAAGATCCATCGATACTTTCAGGCTATCCTATGGTCGTTGTCACTGATATGGAATGGTCCTTGAATCGCGAAATCTATTATTCTAAATCAAAGGATCAGTTAACCAGTTCTTCTTCCATTACAGCCAATGAAGATGAACTCAAAGAAATCTATGAGCATTTACGTCTTACTTTTAGCAAATGGTTTAGTTCAGAGGCAGTGGGTCCTGATTTGCGTGATCAGATTGAATCCATTCTTTTTACAAAGAAAATCCCTCTGTATGAACAACGAAAGCGACTCGAAATCCTCTTGGGCACTACTATTTTATCATGGATGGACACTGAAGTTGAAACTGATGGAACTTTGACCTCTTTACTTCGCGTGGACTGTAACTTGCGTGCAGAACAAAACTGTAGCGGACGGTGTGTTTGGCGTAAATCGGAAGAGAAATGTCTTCTTCATGCTCCCAAGGAAGTGTCTGTTAACTCCATCAAGGTCAATGGTCCTAACTTGCTAAAGAACCAGTTAATTGAAGAACTTCTACGATTTCCTGAACGTCGTAAGCAAATGCTTGAAGGTTCAGTCCCTACACTTGTTTCTCTTCGTGATGCTATACTCATGGGTGATCAATATATTGTGCCTGAAACAAGTGTGGCATGGTTTGATTTAATGCGACTTGATTGGGTTCCCACAGGCAAGGAGAAGAAACGATTCTTTGAAGAAATGTCTTCAGAAGCGGAACTACCCGTCGCAACGCGTGCCACGGAACCGCAGATCCCTGGAAACTTGGCGGCAGTCTTAGGTGCGGATGATCCATTACTCCGCTACGTCCATTTCTATAAAGCAGATCAAGTTCCAGGTAAATCACCACTTCTACCCTATTTAATACCTCTTGGAACTTCTTCCTATGATTTAGGCATTGATGAAACATCTGTAGCTCTAACTGATTCCGCAGTGAGGAAACTTGTGAGTATAACAGGTCGTCCTATCATACAAATCGATGTTCGTGGAGATGAACCTGTTATTTTTTCCTATGGTCCTTCACGAGAGCAAAAAGGTGGCATTCCGATTATTTTTGTGATTACATCAGAAGGTCCAGCGATTCTATCTTCCTCTTCAGCACATCCATCACCCATTTTACCGGATGATTTACCCTCAGGCTTGAAAGATATTTATGAGGAACGTGTAACTCTTGTTTTTAAACGTAAAAAGATTCCTGTATAATGTATAAATTTGAAGCGGTCATTGTATAGAGTTTCCTCAAAAATGCCCTACCTCAAGACAAAAAACTATAGAGAGTTCGAGATTCTCAAGCATTTGGATATGCCTGAGAGTCTTCTTGCAAAAGTCACGGGGGCCAAACAAGTTGTTCCGTGTATGCCAGGAGATGAGGTTGATCTTGTCAACGAATCCATTGTTCTAAAACGCCGAGCCAAGTATCCTATTCTGGTAGGGACGATTGAACTGACCTCAAAGACACTCTATGGTCATACATCACGTAATGTCCCAATCTATCTCTTTCAACCTTTTGATATGTCGTATCCTCCTATGCGTGTCGGCTGTTCAAATAAAGACCGTTCGCAGAACCAACTTGCCATTGTAAACTTTAGTGAATGGCAAGAAGGTGATTCATTTCCACGTGGATCTCTCATCCGTCTTATTGGACCGGTAGGAAAAGCAATCTCTGAACGTGAGGCTCTACAGTGGCGATATGGAAATAAGCAAACTCTTATGGACTATGTTCCTTTGGTGCCACCTCGAAAGAATCGAACGTTACTCAAAGGCTATACCTTCAATATTGATCCTCCAGGATGTAAAGATATTGATGATGTATTAACTTTCAATCAACACTCAGATGGTTCATGGCAAGTGAGTATTACTATTGCAGATGTAGCAGAATATGTTCAGCCAGGAAGCCAAGTGGATGAACTCGCATCTCAAAAAGGACAAACATTGTATCAAGACGGTAACGCTGTCGTTCCTATGTTGCCTCCATCACTCTCAGAAGGGGCTGCCACATTAAAGTCAGGGGTTGAACGTCTTGGAGTATCGTATACATTTATCTATTATCCGAATGAACAACGTATTACAGAGGGCCATTTTATAGAAACGATTGTGACAAATCAAGAGACATTTACGTATGAAGAGGCCGCAGTCAATCCAAATCCTATCTTTCAAGTTCTTGCCTCAATCGCATCTATTCTCAAACAAACACCCACCTCGGATCCACACGAATGGATTGAAGAGATGATGATTCTATACAATAAGGAGGCGGCAAAGATTCTTCTAAAGGCACATTCGGGTTTATTGAGAAGCCATAGTGCAGCAGATCAAGAAAAACTCAATGCTTATCTTGCTATTCATGAAGATCTCAAGTTCTTGGCATTTGAGTCGGCCAAGTATTGTCCTGTAGCGGAGGATAAAACACACTCAACCTTGGGCTATTACGCTCACGCTTCATCACCTCTTCGTCGATATGCGGATATTATCAACCAAAGAGTCATCAAGGCTACACTAAATGAAGTCAATATGATTTCTACAAGTCCTGAAATTGCTAATCAACTTAATCGTCTTCAGAAGAATCAAAAACATCATGATCGTGATTATTTCTTCTTACAAAAAATGTTGGAGTCCAATGTGGGGGAACTCGATGGAATCGTTTTAGCAACCAAGGGTCAAATCATTCAAGTCTATGTGCCAGAGTGGAAACGTAAAGTAAAAGTGTTAAAAATGAATGAAGAGTCACTTGCACCAGCACAACACATCAGACTCGCATATTATGCAGATATTCGAAAACCCCATTGGGAAACAAAGATGGTTTTATCTATAATGTAAGATAGAGTGACTCAGGTCGAGCAATCCCACGCACTATTTTTTCTCGGAGACCCTCTAACTTACTAAGCATGATGGTCTCTCCACAAAATGATGCGCAGTTCGTCCATTCTTCTACCATGTTTGCAACCTTCAAGAGTGTTCTCATAAAGTTTCCTTCATAGATTTCATACTCTCGACAAATGATGGCTGCATCTTCACCCTCAATCCACTTATAGACCGCTTCGATCCATGTTGTATCGAGTCTCCATAAATCAGAACGCTGAGGACCCAGTGCCTTATCCTCTTCCGCTTGATACTGTTTTGCGATTGCATGGACTCCCCAGAGTGCTTCTTTGACTCGGTCAGGAATACAAAGACTATCTGGATGTGGAGCCGCCTCATTTTCCCTACCTTCGTTCATAAAGGCCGCAAGGAAGGCTCCAATCTCGGAGTGATCAAAGTCTTTACAGAATCCATCCAGGAAGGCTCTGCTCATTAAGATAGGATGACCTTCATTAATCTCAGTGGCAAGAATACCCATTTTTGTCAACGTATGTTCCTCACCTTCTAAGAATCCCCAGTTATGGAGAAGCGCAAGTTGTGGTTCCAGCATCCCTTCTCCAATCTCCTCGAGTGCTTTCAACTCTTCTTCTTGAATACCGATCTGTTCTTCCCATTGAATGACCTCCTTATACGTTGTCTCTGCTTTGAGCCAAGCAGGGCCGATTTGTTTATTTTTAATTGAATCCAGTTCTCTTTGCGCAGCCTTTCGAGCCGCATTCACACTGGTTCTTATACACTCTTCAAGGCGATAACGATCTGCACAACCTTGTCGATAGACTTCTAAGAGTCCAGACTCTGAAATCTTCTTTTGAAGCGATGCGATTTGTGAACAAATCCCTGCCTTTTCGGCCTCACGTTGCTGATACCAATAGGACTTTCCAATGATATCCATCCATTTTTTATTGCCTGAGTGAAGAGTCTTCAGAATGAAATCATAGTCGAACTCCATACGACTTGTAATCGCACTCTTTTTACCTGTTAGCATCAGTTTCATCTCACCGAGTTCAATCGGATCACGCTGAGGTAAATAGAAGACGTGTCCAACAGTATCTTTACCACGACGACCTGCTCGCCCAGCCATCTGGGTATATTCATCGGTGCGTAGAAGACGTAGTCCCTGTCCTTCATCCGAGAACTTCTTCACATCCAAGAAAACGACTGATTTGGTAGGCATATTGATACCGACAGCAAAAGTCTCTGTTGCAAAGAGTATTTTTAGTAGTCCCTTTCCAAAGAGAATCTCAATCATTTCACGAAGAATCGGCAAGATACCTGAATGGTGATAGGCGATTCCACGTTTCACGAGATGTAGAAGTGATTGAGCTTGTGGTAAATGCTCCAAGATATCCTTGTAGCGATGAAGATGAAAGTTCCAGATCTTTTCAATGGCCGCGGCATCCGATGAATCAATGAGACTGCCTTCCACTGTATGCGCCCATCGTTCACATCCTTTACGACTAAAGACGAAGAAGATCGCAGGAAGAAGTTCACGTGTTTGGAGATATCGAACACATTCATTCAGTTGGTGAGGAAATGCTGGGAGACCTGCGTTGGCTGTCTTAATCACGGGATCCTCATAGCCTCCTGAACGACGATTGTTGACAGCACGATCATGAGCCTCCTTGGCCTTCATCTTTTGATGACGCCAGTTCAGCCATTCTCTATACGCAGCGTCATCAAAGACCTCTTTATTGTCCATGATGACACGTGTCTGATTGCCAATAAAGACTTGATGATTCAGAGGCACAATACGATAACTTGTAGAAATGAGATGAATGGGTTTCTGTTTGAGTTCACCGAGCCAGGATGCAAAGAGTTCAGGGCGGTCAATCGTCGCTGAAAGGAGGACTTGTTGAACACTCGGATCCAGAAGAATCATTGTTTCTTCCCAGACCTTTCCGCGCTCTCTGTCATTGATGTAATGCACTTCATCAAAGACAACACCTCCGAGTCCATCGAGGGAAATCGATGCGGTGAGACCAATCGAGGCTGTAACAGATCCACGCTTATAGAGCAAGTTACGTAGAATCTCTGTAGTCATAATGAGAATCTGAGCGTCAGGTCGATATTTAATATCTCCAGTCATGATGCCTACAGAAGGAAACATGGCCTTGAGATCGTGGAACTTCTGGTTGCTTAGAGATTTAATAGGAGTCGTGTAAAAGACACGCTGGCCTTTTTTAAGACAGTGGTGAATGAGATATTCACCCACCAGTGTTTTTCCTGAACCTGTTTTAGCCGTCACTAGAACATTCTCGCCTGCATGAATGGCTTTAATAGCGTGCTGTTGAAATGGATCCAAAGGGAAATTGAACTCTTCGACCATAGGCATCTCCAGACAAGGCACTCCTGGATTGACAATCTTTAAGAATGGGCTGAAGGTAGACATTATAGTTAACCTTCTCTAAGGAGTGTTGTAACCTTCAAATTTACGAATCGTCGATAAATCCATAGTCTTCTACTTTTCCTGAATGACTTTCTTTTGGAGCAGGTAACATTACAGGTGCGTGCCAGTTATTCTTTAGAGCTCGAAGACGACATTCAAGCATATCTTCTACTTCATCATCCAATCGATTCAATCTCATTCGGATATAGTTCTTATTGTCAGGGTGAACAATGATCAAATACAAATCTGCAACTTCGAGTCCATAGAGGTTCTCTAAAATCCATCGATAGACATTGAGCTGGAGTGTATAATGCCAATAGTTACAGTCTTCTAAATGATCGAGAGGTGCGAGACCTTTCTGATATTTATTGGATGTTTTGATTTCACGAGTCCGTTTCCAATCATAAATCAAAAACTTGCCATCGGATTTTCTACGGAAAACCATATCGATGGATCCGCACAATAAGTGCTGTTCAGACCAGACTTCCCATTCAGTTCGATAAGGCTCCAGATCATGTCCATGGTCATTCCAGAAGTTCATAAAATAACGCCACTCAGGTGAAAGAAGAATCGTTTTTGGAATGAGATGGTCTGAACCATTCAAAAACTGCTCAATCGCCAAGTGAACAGCAGTTCCCATCTCACTTGCCTGACGTCCATTTTCACTCCATTCGGCTTCAATCTGCTCAGGTGTTTTACCACGATATTTTTCTGCGAGTTTTTCAGGTTTTGAAAACATCTTTTTTAAGATGGCCTTGGCATCAAAATGGCCAAAAAACTGATGAAGAAATCCTGTTCCAGAAATGATTCGGTCACTAGAACCTTTAATCGTGTAAGTATGTGTAGGCTCGTAAAAAGTTATAAACTTATCACGAGGGTGCGCATTTTTAAACGCAAGTTGTTGCCAACTTTCGGGCATCTATCTATATAGATATAGTTAAGTTTCTTTAACTATACTAGATGTCAGGCTGTCCTTATCGATATGCTCTGGGTATACCTGGTCAAGGAGTTCATTCAACACGATTCTTAGGATTTGCTGTCTTCGATTGGGTCGCTACATTTCTGCTTGCTGGATTTACAGCTTTTATAACAAAAACAGGATTTCTTTCTAATCTATTTTTTTGGTTTATCATAGGAGAAATCCTACATTATTATTATGGAACTCAGACTGCATTTTTGACATTGGTAGGTCTTAGACCTGAATGCTAAATGACCCAAAACTGGGGCATATGTTTTTTGATGAAGTGACGAACAAGTTCTTCATCCATGTATGTTACGGGTATTTCAACATAGGAAATCAAAGTCTTATCTTTATAAGGTGTGCAGAAGACAAGCTGGAGTTTATCCTCTTTCCAGGACCAAGAGGTTAGAATATAGGGTTTCCACATTCGATAGGGACAACACTCTCGAAAGTCACTCCAGCTTTTGTAGTTATAGTTTGTGTTGTAGATATCACGTTGTTCATTATTGATCCAGTGAGTTCGAATGTCCCAAAGATGGACGGCAGTCATCGTGTATGACTACAGTTAGGGTAGGCTTCTTTTCAAATTTCAAGGGCTAAGTTTACGACTTAAGCAGTGAATCCTGCAAGTTCCATCAAGATTCGACCAATCTTGTTTTCACCATCAATCTTACCATCGGTGCGACGAACACCTCCCAAGTCACCCACGACGGTGGCGCCTGTATAATAAAGAAGGTATTTACCTTGAGCACGAGCCGCTTCTACAATCTTACGCAAACGAGCATCTCGTTCCCATCGTTGTTTGAGACCTTCACGAAGTAGAGCATCCTTCTGTGAAGCCCATTTGGCTTCATCAAAGACCGCCTTGTATTTTTTGATGTTGGTTGGGCGAGTTGCGAATCGGACTTCTGTCATCTCTTGTTTTAAGAAATCATGTTCCTGATCTTCGGTAAGAGGTTTTCGTCCACCTTGTGATGCTGCGAGACGATCACGTAGGAACTTCTGATGGATTGTGCCTTCCTCGCCAAAGACTGAGGCGGCAAGTTGCGGCTGATCTGTAGCTACCTTGTAGCGCATAGCAGCCAGATAGTGTTCTAATGTTGGATATTTAGTTCCAGGATCACTTGGATCTTGAATAGGAAAGGGTGCATAGGGGGAGAGCCAACGCCCAGCGGATTTATCGTTAATCTTAAGCTTATCCTGTAGAGCCGCATCGTGATAGAAGAGGAAGACATCATTTACAGAATAGGATTTCTCTGGGATAGCAGGCATCACCGTTTCTTGTGGAACAAGTGTATTTGCTGCTATAGTCTTTTTATTCTTTGTATTTGTTTTTGTATTTGTATTTGTATTTGTAATAGCATCGGCTAATGTGCGCATGTTTGTTGCTGCGCTATAAGGCACTTCTGTTGTGATCGGTGGAGCAGGTCCTTGCATCCCCAGGACCGAGGAGGCAGGTCCTTGCATCCCCAGGACCGAGGGAGCAGCTGCCCCATTAGGTGCCGCAGCAGAAGCAATCTTCAGTTCAGCATCGGTGGTCGAAGCACTCGCACCCTTACGTTTAAAGATCATCCATCGATTTAAGAATGAATATTGACTCACAACACTGTTCATTACATAGTTTTGTCCAGCCGCCTTGGCCATTTCATAGGTCTTATCAAAGAGATTTGTGCTGTTCTTCAAGCCAACCTCCTTGCATTCAGCCTCTGTCATAAGTTCACACCCAATGGTTCTCATTTTATCGACAAATAACTTGAATGGAACTAAATATTCAGTATGTGATGTGCCAATACTGATGAACTCAACATCAATCGCCATACCAAATGCATCATCTTCAGTAGGCATCTCATCATACTCATATTTCTTCGTAATGGACCAAATCTCAGTGTCCTTTTCCTTTCCAATCCTACTCTCACCCATTTCTACGTTATCCAGCAGTTCAAACACTTTGTCTCCATCGAAGCAACACGCAATGAAATAGCCTCCCACTTTTAACGTGTCACGAATATTCTCTAAGAATCCATTAAATGTCTGACTATCCTTGAAGAAATAGTGTAAAGCAAACATACACGCAATACAATCCGCACCGTCCCGCAACTTACCCAGCGCCGTCTTTGATACATAGGTTGGAACCGCACCCACTGGATTGACACGACCAAAGACCGCACGGAGAATGTCACCCTCTTCCTCTGTTACACCAGCACGTCCATTCACAATCGGCTTACTACTATCTCCAATAGCAAAGACCATTGGAGGCACAAAACCACCTCGTGCATTGACAATCGTATCTAAATAACGTCTATACGCACCATTTTCACGATCACGAATATTTTCACCCGAATAGTCAATACCCATTACAAATCCAACCCCATTACGTCTCCATTTTTGTAGATCTGCGGCCTTACCCACCGCCAAATCCAATAGATTCTTATTGCCTCCTTTGAGACCCGCTGCAAGGAGCACACGTTCCTTCACCCATTTATTATGAAAGTCTCGCAGGCCACGAACAATCATCAAGTCCTGTTCAGGAGCCTTGCGTTCATAATAGCGACGAGTAACACCCTCCTCAACCCGCGCCATTGTTAGCATCTCTATTTCAGAGGGTTGTTCCGCACCGGTTCGTATCATGGATTCCGTGATTGGATCATGAATACTATTCCAAACACTCTCAGCAACTTTATCTGAGTTGAGTGTGCGACCGAGGATTCCACGTTGTAATCGTTCAGTCTTATCGTATCGAACCCGAATCGGTTTCCAGCGCCATCCAATCGGTTGACTTGAATCATATCGCATTTCTACAATACTCTTATCCTGAATAGGTTCCATAGAGCGTTCTGTCATGATGAACTCTTCATTTGTATCAGGGTCGCTTTGGATTTCTAAGTTACAGACACTTGCCATCGTATCAGGGAAATCCTTGGGATTAAAAGGCACTGGTTTATATTCGCGCCCCTTGAACCCCTTTCTTTGACCTGTGGGTAATCCACGATCTAAGAGAATCGTATCACGAGGATTATCATATGCAGGATCCGTGCTACTACCGACATAGAGTCGCAAAGTCTTGAAACGGATTGTAGCATTACTCTCAGGGCGTATACTTGTTGTGATCAACTCTTCTTTTTCTTTATTACTATCCGATGTCTTTTGTGTCATGACAAGGAAGTCAATGGTATTATCTTCGGAAGGCTTCCATTTGAACTGTTCCAAGAATGCCGTTCCTGCCTTAGGAGGCAAGGGTGATGCATTGGGTGTAAGAATCAAACCATCAGTATTGTAAATGGTAGGTCGACTCAACACTTGCGAAGAAAGTTGGAAAATCTCCAAATCTCCTGCCTGTGCAAAGAAGAATGCCTTATGACTAATCTGAAGACGATTATGAGCTGTAATACCTGTGGCAATAATCTTGGCTCCATCACCCGAATTCCATCCATCTGTCCACGCTTTGAGTGATGTAAATCTCGATTCAACATCCGTGAAGGTATAGAAGGGAAGTGAATCCACTTTTTTACTTTCAGGCGCAATATAGATATCAAAGAGCAAGAGTTGCTGGATTGCCCTATTATCTTTGGTCTGTGTAACAAACTCACCATCAACAAGTGAATCACGAAGTGACTCACGACGAAGTCCTGTCTTATAGACATTCATGCCCATATCAATCATGAAAAGTTCACCCTTTGAATCACAGAATCCAAGAACACGAAGTCCATCTGCCTTATCCGTTACGTTGTAACTATCACGGATATTGGGAACACCAGGCTCTTTCTCTTTCACCATGTTGCGCATTTCAAGAGTTACAGGGGCCACACCACGGAACTTATCGTCACCCACCAATGTTTTGTATGCGTTAATGACCTTATCTTTTACAGATTTGCGTATGAGTAATGTATGCTTCTGAAGTCCACGAAGCACTTCACCCATTCCACGAACCACCGATGCAAGTGCCTTTTCAGGTGTAGCCGTGTTTTCACCACGAACAAGTTCGACTTCAATCTCATAGGTGGGAGGCAAGGTCGTAATGTCTTGATCTGTGAAGTTACGAACCCAGACATAGTTACCCTTCAGATCCTTTTTCGTGCTACGAACCATCGACAAATCAAAGATGACACCATTTCCTTGAAAAGTCCAACGACGAATCAGGCGGAATGCCTTTTTTTGCTGAGGCCAGGTCGCTAGGATTTCCTTCACACGTGCATCATCATTACCGAGAGGAATCTCACGTCGAACTTTAACACGTGTTGTATAGTCATCCAAATCCAGATTACTCTCTACACCTGCTCGATCCTTGATCATAGCAACAAATGGTTTACCTGCTAGGCGATTATCACGACAATATTGCTGTATGACTCCAAGTCCACTTAATGTGAACCGGGAATGATCAGGGGTGGTAATCGTCAGGCGGTCTTCTTGTGGCAGTGCCGTATAGCCTTTCGCCTTCAAACGTTTTGCAACATTCAGAAACTCTGTAGCTCCGACTTCTCCATTAACTCCAAAGGTTGCCTCAAGCTCTCGTTCAGAATGTTCGAGCCACTCAGAAGTAATCTTCTTAAGAGTCTCAGCTTCAGCGGGAAAAAGTTCCATATTCCCAGGTCCTATTTAATAACCGCAACTTCTCCTTAAAAGCCCTTCAACTTTTAGACCAATAAACATTTTAAACGGGCATATGAGGAGGGTTATACGTTTGAGGAGCAGGAGCAGTTGGATATGTGTTTGTAGAGACCGGAGCACTATAGACAACCTGAGGATGTGCTATTTTTTCAAGTTTCTCTTCAAGAGAATGTATTTTGCGACCTAACACACGTGACCGATGGCATCCCCCAATACAACAAGCAATGCTTCCAACAAACCACAGTATAGAAATTATATTAACAACTTCCATCATTATATATTTATTACATTTTTATTTTTATTTATTCCGAACCCAGATGCCAGTTTGAAATGTTCGTTGGTCTAAGTGATAGTTGACCAAGTGCCTTGATTCCTTCAGCACGCCCCAAAGAGCGTGCCCAGTCCTCCTTTTTGATTTTTGAGGTTGGATCCGCACCTGGAGCGAGATGGGCAATAAGCCCCAGTCGATTCATTTCAACACGTATTTCTTCGAGTTTTCCTTCATTCAATGGCCATTCAATACGCCATTTAGCATCTTCTTTTTCAGTAATCCATTGACTTATATTAATATGAGAGGTAGGCTCATAATGCCAACGATTCTCATCATCTCCGTAAAAAATGGGACGATCAGAACGCCATAAACGAATATCGGAAGGATAAAAGGTAATCTTCTTGTCACGACGTCGTATTACGACCTTTTGAAATCCAAGTAGATGACACAGAGCCTGTTCAAGTAACTCGGAACCATTAGGATCTACAGCGGCTAGTTGACCCGCAATGAGATCCGCAATCTTCTTTCGGGGCCATTTACGACCACTTAGTTCGGAATCAATCCGACCCTGAAGTTCAAGAATCGTTTCACTCAGAATCTGCTTGCGAAGATTTTGAGTGCCTTGTGCATACATTGGATCCGTGTTCCAAAGATAAAATGAGAGTGCTCCTGGAACATCGATTGGTGTGAGGAGAAACTTATCCCATTCTTCATTGGAAGTCACTGAGATTTCCAGTTTGGGAAGAGTCTGGTTTCGTTTAGGGTTTTTTTCAATAATGTCGTAGATCGCTGGAAAAAGGGAAGACATCACTATACTAATGAATTAGTGTCACCCAGGTTTAGACGGTTTGTTTCCATTTCTTTGTCTCTTAGTTCAAACTCGGAACGATTTTTTCTACAAAACTCGAGATAGTCTTGTATTTCTTTAAGAGTTAGTGACTTTATGGAACAAATATCAAAAAAAACTCCATTACTGTTTTCACTAAACTCTTCTTCATGTCTTTTTAAGATACGAAAAATGTGTTCTTGTTCAGATTTTACAAGTTTTTTGAGTTCTTCCAATGTTCGTTTACGTTCATCATATTCTTCATTTGTAAGTGTGTTCATATTCATTGTAGTGTATACCTTCTTCTTATTTGGCTGACTCCAAGGGTAGCGCCGTTTCCGCAGAGTCTCTTAACTTTGTCCGTAGTTCCATAAGTAAGATTCCAAGGCGATTCTTACCCTTTTTATTACGACCATAACCCCAATAGGAATCACTGGAGTTTGCTTCAATGAGAGGCTTGTTTTGGGTGTCGAGAAGCATTTTCTTCAATGCAGGATTCTGTTCGAACTTTGCAGCAATGGCTTTTTTCATTACATCTTCACGGATGGCATCCCAATCTTGCCGTATAGTTTTCTCTTTGGATGATCCGAGTGTTTTTGCTGCATTTGAGTTCTTAGCTATACGAATCTGTTCTTGATAGGCTGGATCGGAAGGGAACTTCATTGCATGAAAGTAATGTTCAACTGAAGGCCAGACCTTACCATCAATTGTCATAGGTGCTCCATAGAAGTTGCTAAACTCACGATAGGTCGAAGCATTCGCATTGAACTCAATAGGGGCATTGACTGGTTGTGTTTGTGCTTGTGGTTGTTCCTCTTCCTTCTTTTCTTCCTGTTCTTCCTGTTCTTCCTCTTTGACTTCTTCCTGTTCTTCCTCTTTGACTTCTTTCAGTTCTTCTTCCTCTTCCTCTTCCTCCATCATCGCAGGAATAGGTTCAGGAATATCATTACGATTGGATGGCTCATAGTTTATACCCTCTTTTCCACGAAAGAGTCCTACACTTAGAATAAACTCATCATTCACCTGAAACCTTGACTTTTTGATCTCAACGGAAACTCGATCACCAATATTAATGGTATCATAACTTTCATCACCAATGTGAAGGTCACGAGGTAGAATAATACGAAGAGCATCTTCATAGTTCACATACATACCCATCTTGTTCTTGCGGATGACTTCACCTTGCACAATGATTCCTGAGGGTGGATTATAGACACTCGCTTCACATTGAATATGATAGACAATGTCACCTGTAAAACGTCCCTTTTCAACATATCCCATTGATCGTGAGACAATCTTAAGAGAATTTTGTTTGACCCAACCATGAAGAGAACATCTTCCTTCCAACTTGGCCTGTAACTTTTTCTGTAGGATTCCTTGAAGATCAACTGATTCTCTTGCCAAATCCCTTGGCGTTAAAGGTATCTTTTCTTCAAATAAAGCGATACTTTCCATTGTGACCTTTCTACTCTGTTTGATACCCTTCAATTTTGCTTAGCCTCTATTTGCGCATGATTCCTCGGTGACCAGTTTTAAGTGTAGCAATGGGTCTATAAAACCATCGTTTATCCTTTACTTTGAGTTTATCAAGTAACCGTAGAACTAGTTCAGTTAATGCACATGCACGGATTTGATTTGTAAAGGTTCGTAGTGGACTTTTTTCCAAAATACCTTCATTTAAATCAAGATCTGTTCCTAAAATCGGTTCAATCATGGCACCAATCGTTTTCAATAAAGTGAAATGAGCAGAAATAGTGCTTACAATAGAACATTCACTGCCAACATCAGGTTTTTTCTTAGTTGGCTCAACTGCTTCATTCGTTTTAAAGACAAAGTTTCCACGTTTAAAGTTCACCGTTCCATAGATCTTCGCAGTTGTATTCGTATTTGCTACAAGACCCTTGAGTGGATCCGATGGATCTTCTTCGAATACCTTAATCAGTGAAGGATCACATGGACCCGTTGGACAATGATAGATAAGTTTGCCAGTTGAAGGATTCAACACTCGGAATCCAGTTTTAAACCCACCTGCCGTTTTAGATGAAACCACATTTTCAATCCAGGTTCGTTTTGTGAGTTCATCTGTAGATCCACTCTCGGTAGTATAAATCTTGAACTGTTCTCCGTGCCTTAAATATTTATCCCAGATTACCTCAAGAACAATCTGGCCAAAGAGTTTACGATAAGATTCCTTTTCTCTAACAGTTACGTATAACCATTGAATCATTTCGATTTCAAACATAACACGCTTTAGTTCATTCTTATTACTACCATAACGTGATCGTGCGGCATTTATAACTTCTGTTGGTAATACTGTTGTAGCGGAACCGTTTATTAAATCGAGGCTCCATTTCTTGATAGAGGACCAAAAAGGAGTATAGTCTGAGATTTCATCCTCTTCTTTTTCTTCTTCCTTTTCTTCACCTTTTTCTTTTTCTGTTTCTGTCCCTGTTTCTTTCCCTGTCCCTGTTTCTGTTCCTGTTCCTGTCCCTGTTTCTGTTTTCTTATTCAAAGGAACGACAGGAACACTACGTGGCTCATATGAATCACGTTTGACAGGATAACTCGCTAATCGTAAAGCTAAGGGAAGACTGGTATCGGCCACGAGTTCAGGCTGAAAGAGATAAAATCCATTTTTATAAATAATATATCCCTCTTGTCCCTTCATCCGAATACGGAATGAGCGATTACCCACAATATCGCTCAATAATGAGGCTAAGGCAATCCGAGGCACACCTTGTGCTACCATCAGATTTTCCAGTTCTTCAAATCGATAGAAAGGCTGTTCCTCGAATCGTGCCCTTATATAGTCCTTTATCTTCGATTCACGCCATTTGGCTGCATATTCATCATAGGTGCTTGTATCAAGATCTCTTAGATCAATATCAACTTTTATAGCGCATGTATACTCGCATGTTTCAATCCAATCACAGACGGATGTAAAGGGCATGTCATTAATATCAACGGAGGGTCTTAACTTACCTTGAGCATCGATCTGATCACGAGGAGGAAGTCCAGCAATCTGGATTGCATCATTGTTCAAGTTACAATCTAACGCGTATCGTTTAAGGGCCCGTGTAACTTTACCGACTTGAACCGCTTTTCTAAAACCCATTCTGTATTGATACATATCAATGGTCTCCGTTGCGACCTCATTGGAAAAGGTAAGAACTAAGAGATTGATTGTGCAGTTACGCTCCTTTTCATCCAATAAAGCGTGAGAACACATACGAATGGCACGTCCAATGACCTGCTCCAGTTTATTTAAGTGATACCAACTATCAAAGACAAAGACTTCACGAATAAATCGTAAATCAATACCTTCAGAAGCCACTTGTGAACCGAGGACGACTTTGACTTGTTGCCCGTATTTATTAGCATCTCCTCGTGCCAAGTCTACACTCAGTTTATTATTCGGTGAGTATTCATCACGACCCGTTAACAGAACATACTTGGCAGGAATAAATGAATGACCCGCTCCAGCATGTCCCTTTTCTTTTCTTGAACACATGGCACATTGACGTCCTTCATCTCCAAGAATACCGTTCTTAAAAAATGAGGTATCACGACCCACCAAGGTATATCCATTTGCCTCCAATGCTAACGCAAGTGTCAGAGCACCTGATTTCACGAAACGACTATAAATAAATGCAACACCCCGTGTTGTTTTTAGACGACGTAAAATAAGGGCGGCTTTTGGAGAATACTGACTGATTCGCTCTTCTAGTAACCAGGATGGATCAACTCCTGCTGCGGATCGATACACTTTCAAAGTGCCTTCCGTTTCTTCAGTAAATGTGCTGCTAAATCCAAACTCTCGAATGCGTGCACGAACATCGCCTGTTCCAGATCCTGGAAAGAGCCAGTTACCTGCCTGAATCATGAGATCAACCGATGCAAGTCCGAGACCCGATTCACGAACAGTATCCATTGCGAGTTGTTGGTAAATGTTCTGTGCCTCACCTGTGAAACGACAACTTACAAAAGGTAAGTTTAGCATGTGATTTCGTTCATCCTCAGAAATGCTCACACCATTTGGAGTCTGAATGGGCCATTCGGTGACTTCGGAAACTCCTTCAGGTGTTAAACGAATCGGAAAACTCAAGGGATTCTCACCTCGCATAAAGGATAAATACACACTGGCTACACGACCAAGAAGAGCCTCTCCTCCTTCTGTAAACTCCCCATTGCGTTGAAAGATATCTTCCTCACGGAGAATGGCCTTTTTATCATTCAATAGCAACAAGTTAAATAAGAAAAGGATTTCTCGATATGAGTTATACATCGGTGTGGCTGTTAAAAGCAGTAACTTCATACCATCGGTGGCATCAAATACGCGTTTCAAGAAAGGTGTAAGTTTCTTTCCAGCCAGTGACTCATTCAGTTCCATTAGTCCACCAGGTGCATCGAGATTCTCCTCCTCCGCTTCACCCGGAATATCACGCAAGTTGTGCGCTTCGTCAATAATCACTAAGCGCCCTGAAAACTTACGACGGAGAACTGCGATTTCTTCACGAACACGGGCGTCTCCTGTAAGACTTTTACGCACGTTTTTATCAAGGAGTTCACGAATATAGTTATAGAACTGGACATAACCAAACATTTGATAGCGTTTAGCACGTAGTTTTGAGATCTTTGATAGGATCGTCTTTTTATCCCGCACAAACTCCATGCCGCTCAAACGTAAATAGGTGTCGCCCGTGCAACCTTGAAAAGTATTGGGCTCCTTTTCAGACTCACCTATGACTAAACGCTCCTCATTAAAAATGGTTCGCTCGAATCCTGGTTGAATATTCGGTGGTGCAACAATAATGACTTGTTTTCTGGGAAACGCGTTTAAAAATGACTCCGCGACTGTAATGGCAGCACAACTCTTTCCCACACCTACACCATGATAAAGTAATGCAGAGTTATAAGGAGTCTTTGGTGATAAAAACTGTCCAATAAATCGCTGGACAGGACTCAGTTCAAACTCTTGAGTTGGATCACATGGATTTTCTCCACGTTGTAGAAGTTCCAGAATGGAGAGTTGTTTATTTTCCGCAAACTCCTGTTTCTTCATGAGTTTCGGAAGGAAACGAGGATCGGATGTATCGGGATAGAGTTCATTTTCTGATTCGAGCAAGTCAACCGATGCCTGAGGAAATAGTCCACGCGATGTCATTTGTTCAAGAATCTGATCGCGTTGATTAAAATCGGTAACGGTTTTCCATTTTTGGATCAACTCTTCTTTTGTAAGAGCCATTCTCTTGCCTCTACTATTCTATGAAGGATGAAGGAGAGGTGAAAAGTTGCGCAATAATGTGCCGACGCGTAATAAGATTTCCCTCTTTTCAATATTTTCTGGACGTATTTTTTCGAGTGCTGTATTCAACGTAAACCATCCAATATCACCAATCTCTTTTTTCATATGTATGCTTTCTTCATTATATCTGACAGATGATCCATCAGGAACATACATTACAAAGTATTTATGACAATAATGAACACGGTTTGTTCCAAAGAAGGTTTCACTGAGAGTTTCCAGATTGGAAATAAACTGCACATCCGTCTCCTTGAGTCCCGTCTCTTCATTCATTTCACGAATCGCACACTCAAGGTCCGATTTCTCATTGGAGTTACGACGACCTTTAGGAAATCCCCATTCTGGAGTGGTCCAATGAACAGGACATTCAGCCACTAACTCAGCAAAGGTGACTTTTGTGCCGGACAGATCTACAGTGATTCCATCTCGTAAGGCTAATAGTTTATTCTTAGAGACTTCCTTATCTTTCTTATATTGAACATCCGTGCTCTCAGTGCCCCACATTTCAGCCCATAATACTTCAAAGTCACAGTTTGATAACTTTTCACGTTCTAAATCCGTCATTCCATAGATTTGTTTTTTAATATATTCAACATCGTTCACCGAATATTTCCCCCTTAATAAATCGACAAATCCAAGACTATCTCGTCTCTGAATCAAGAGAATCTCAATATTAGAAAAATACTGTTCAAATCCAGTCAATGAATGAGGTATTTTAGAAAGAACAGTTTCTTGACTCCACTCAGGTGTATTCACTCGAAATAGAATAGTTCCGAAACTCGTAATGGGTGAAGTACAATCACGGTAAATATGTCCCTGAAGTCCACAGTTTGTGCAAAATCGATTATTTTTTTGAAAATGAAACATCTCGAGAGACGGTAGCTGTGCGCTTGTTAGAGTATACTGCTTTTGATTACTTTAGATAGAATAGGATGCATTTACCTCCGAGTGTATGGGGTCCATTTTTCTGGCATACGATTCATATTTCAGCACTTGGATATCCAAGCAATCCTTCGTATGGACATAAAAAGGCCGCCAAGGAGTTTTTTGAATCACTGATGTTTTTAATCCCTTGTCCTGTGTGTCGTGAACATTATGCCGAGTATATGAAAACGATGCCAGTAAGTCCATTTTTGGATCGACGAGAAGATCTTTTTAAATGGACCGTTGAACTCCATAATAATGTAAATCAGAAACTGGGTAAACCACGATTTACTGAACTGGAGTCGATTGAGTTTTATAAACGTCTCGGTGCAAGAGGACGTTCACCTGTCTTAAACTCGGATGACTTTGCGGAAGGTGATTTAAGAGCTATGATCAAGGGTTTAGGGATTGGAGTTGCCACCACTGTCACTGTCGCAGCGATTCTTTGGTATATGAACCGAGGAGAATCTTCTAAATAGGTAGATGGATACAGGGTTAGAAACAAAAACAGATAAAGAAAAAGATAAATCTAACAATAGGCTTCAAGGCCTTCAAATCCCAAAAACGGCTGCTAAAGTGCCATCCTTTAGCGCAAAGAAGATTGTCTTAGAACCGGTGATGACAAATGATGAAATGAAAGCGCGTGAAGGCTCTTATTTTGATGAAAAGGCCATTAAACGAATGATTACAGAATCTGCGGATATCTATGGTAAAGATCCTGATGCGCCCGGTGGTGAACGTCTACTTGCAAAGTTTCGTAAGAATGTTTTGGATCATGATTTAATATTAAAAGGCTGGGAGGCATTCTATATGGCAGCCTCTGCATCTCGAAATCGTGGAGCTGCGGCTGGACCGATTAATCTGAAGAGTCCTTATTGGAAAAAACGTAAGGTAACGCAAACGGATAAATGGTCCACACGATACATTCAGAATGGAAAAGTTAGTAAAATGCGTGTGAATAATAACGTGTTTAGCAGCGTTTTAGGATATTTTGAACAGACACCGTTTATGGGTCTACCTTGTCGTCTAACCTCCTATACTCAGAAATACTTTCAGCAGTATCGACACGGTATTCCTTTTATTGAGGAACTGGATCGTTGTTTTAAGAAACTCGTGCCTGAGAATCACGCCGCACAAAAAAAGGTTGCGGATTCAAAGCCTCAGTATCGTATTGCTAATACGGCATTTTCATCCGTTACAATCAATCGCAACTTTCGCACAGCTCTTCATATGGATGATGGTGATTTTCGTGATGGATATGGAAATCTGAGTGTGATTGAGCGTGGTAAATATCACGGAGGCTATACAATGTTTCCACGTTATGGTGTGGGTTTTGATCTTAGAACAGGTGATTTTATCGCAATGGATGTCCATGAATGGCACTGTAATACGGAAATGTATGAGACCACAGAAGACAAAGAGTTCAATAAAAAGTTACCTGCGATTCACTTTGATGATCCTGCTACCGGCACAATGGGAGGTGAGAAACCATATACACGCATTTCATTTGTATGCTATCTACGTCAAAAGATGATCGGATGTAAAGAATCTGAAACACGCAAATACTATAAACGTATTGATTTTGATCCAATCAAAGGACCAAAGAAAGGTATAGATACACGCAAAAAGAAAAGAGTAGAAAATAAGGAATGACAACACGAGCAGCAGAGTTAGCAAAACTACTTCAACCTATGAAAGCACTATCAGTGTCAAGTTCACCTGATTATTCTACATCTTCATATGGAACACCCAGTTTCAGTTGGTCCGGTGTATTTACCGTGTTGCTCGTTTTTTTTATTATTCTACTCATTGTTCATTTTACGGTGAAACCGATTTTTTCTTTTTCAGACGATGATGATGGATTTATTCCATTAGGATATCGATCGGATGGACAACTGACGTGGACGGATGGACCTGTTGCAGCGGATTTGAGTGGAAATGTCACAAAAATCATCCCTTGTGGAATCACGATTCAACAGGATATCTATATTGAAAATGAATCTGTAGTCTCCAATCAACGTCGTATCTTTTTCTATCGATCAACGAGCCCATTACCCAATATTGTTGATGATCCTTCTAAAGATCTGATCAAACAGTTTCCTGAATCAAATCTCATTATGTATTTATTACCCAATACAAATGATCTGACAGTGAGTGCTATTACACAAAAAAAAGATAAGTTTTACATTGAATCTGCACAAACAATCTTAAATGTTCCTGTCAAACAAACTTTCCGTTTAACGGTGGTTTTGTATCAACAAGCCATTGAAGTCTATATAAATGGAAATCTTTCAGGAACGAAAGCATTCCGGTATCCTGTGAGAATGACATCGGGTTACTTTTTTGGAGCACCCAATCTTTATAGACTTTCTGTTCGAACAATGAACTTTAAATACTGGGATCGCACATTACAAGCAAGAGAAATCAGTCGTTCAACACCTGCTCTTGCTTCTATGACAAGTTTCAATCCTCCAAGTTTGAATGGAGCTTGCGCTTAGTCTATCACTCCATTGTAGAATGTGGGAGTATATCCTTGGTTTTATAACAGCCCTGCTTTTGGTCTTTTTTCTAGTACCAAAATCGTGGCTCAAAGGGCCTGTGTCAGCATTAGTGACGGGACCTTTAGATCTCGAGCAAAAACCTGAGGTAGGTAAAGCCTCTGATGTTCAATCGATGTTACAGGAAACCAATACGGGTTCCTTTCAAGCCTTTGTCTATCCTTTAGCATTACAACGCACCGGTCAAATGAGTCTATGTAGTGATTCAAGTAATCCTAATAAAGGAGAGGCAGAGTGTAACACGGGTCGCTATTCTATTTGTGCATGTGAAGGAGGTAACTGTTCACCCTGTAAGCATACTGGCTTTATAAATCTATTGAACTTGAGCAATGTTATACGTATGGAAATCGTTGCGGCACCTGATGCATCTCGTCAAAAAGGTGCTTCGGCTCAACTGGTGGTTCGAACGATTCGAAGAAAGGCCAACTCAAATGATTCAGAAACAGTTGAAGAAACTCTAGTCCTACCGAATATTGAACTTCAACGATGGACGATGATTACTGTAGCACGTGAAGGTCGTCGTTTTGATGTTTATTACAATACACATTTAGTCTTGTCAAAGCGAACACAATATATGCCTGATGTGAAATCTTCAGTTGGACCCATTATTGCAGGAGATTCACTTTTAAATGGTAAAGTTGCCTATGTAAATGTCTATAAAAATAGAGTTACGGCCTCAGAAGTCACTAAAAACTATAAGACTTACTCGGATACAAATGGAAAACCACTTCTTACTGCGGATATGGATCTATTGAGCAAACTCTCTATCTGTCAAAGCGGAAAATGTTTACAAAACTTACAAGGACCTGCTGTAAGACCCGCATCACCACTGCTTGACTGGGACACAGACTATGCGTAATGCCCAGAGTTGCTGACTAAAAAACCTAAGTTCCATCAGAAACGTTATGGAATCCCTCAATCGAGTTGTTCCGGCTGGTGGCATTTCAAGGATGGTTGGTGGTATCGCAGTCTTAGTGCTCGGTGCTGTAGCATTGTATTATTTATATAACTATTTGTATGCTAACTCTGGTTTAAATGCAGCAAGCATTATCACAACACCCATCCCTGGAAATACACAGACTACACCACCCTTGTATACGATTCCTGCAATGTATGAAGGTGGTGATTATAGTGTAAGTTGTTGGATCTATGTTACCGGCTTTAGAGATCAACTCGGAACAAACAAGCATATCCTCGAGATTCGCGGCACAAACTATGCTTCATTGCTTGTGGGCCTTGGTTCATTCACAAACAAGTTGATTGTCCGTGCGCACACAGGAACTGCCAATAGTGCTACGGCAGGATCAAAGGTCTCTGATTTATCTACAGCGAATGTTTCAAAGATGTTTAAGGAAACTCAACTTACTTCCGGCTTAATGGATGATGCTTTGCCTCTTTGCGATCTTCCAGAGATTGAGCTCCAACGCTGGATTTGCGTGGGTATTGTCTTGAATAACCGAACGATTGATGTCTATTTGGATGGTAAGCTTGCACGCTCTTGTGTATTGCCATCCTTTTTCAAGGTGGATCCCAAGGGTGTCAGCTTGAAACTTCTCGACTTCGGAGGTTTCGAAGGTTTCCTCAGTGATGTTTCTTGCTATAACTACGCCTTGAATCCTGATCAGGTCTATCGTATTTACATGACTGGACCTTCCGATCTCAATGGACAGGGACTCTTCGGCTGGGTTAAGGGACTCTTTGATATCAAGGGACAAATCAGTGTTCGTGTTCCTTCAGTTGCTTTATCAAGTAGCCGAGCAAACCTAACCTTCTAAAAAACCGTGGAAATCATAGATGGACTCGAACACAGCAACACAGTCAGAAGGAGTTGTTGGAACCTTGATGGGCCGTGGCTACTTTCAACAAGTGCTTCTCGTGCTTACAATGATGGTAGCCTTGTTCTTCATTTTTGTGACGCTTGAGTATATCTATCTTTCGTTCAGTGCGATTGGTGGAAAGAGTGTAAATCTACTACCGTCAACCAAAGCTTCACTTAACGGTCAGGTGATTATCCAGCAGGACTCAAGTAAGTATCTGGATGCGAAACAGATCCCATGGTCCGACAATGAGAAGTCAGGTATTGAGTTTACCTACAGTTTCTATATGTTGATTAACCCAAGCACCTTTACGGGTCAAAATACTTTACACCATGTATTCCATAAAGGATATGCTACTCCTTGGCCATTGTTTGGACCAGGTGTCTTTGTGAAGGGTGATTCGAACTCACTCCGGATCATCATGAATACTTACAAGAATCCTTTCACATATGTGGATATTGATAATATTCCGATTCGCAAGTATTTCCATGTTGCCTTAGTCTGCCGCAAGAACGCAATGGAGGTCTACATTAATGGTAATATGAGCAAGCGACTCCCATTCCAGGGATCACTACCTTACCAGAACTTCCAGAATGTCATCTTGTTCTCACCTCTCAACTTTACACTCAGTGAAAAAATCACTCCTGCCTTACCTTTCCCTCTACGCATTCAAGGCGCTTTCAATGGTATGTTGAGTAACTTGACTTATTTGGCCTATGCTGCAAGCTTTACAGAGATTCAGTCTCTCCTCAATAAGGGTGTATCTTCAAAGGTCGATATCAAACAAGACGATGTTCCTCCATATCTCGTAGATACCTACTGGACTCAGAGTTATACTCAACAAGCCTAATCGCAGCGTAATATAAACACTCTTCACTTGCTCTTTATAAAGCAAGAGAAGAATGACAGGTGGAGGTCTATTAGCACTTGTCGCCTACGGCTCACAAAATGTCCTCCTGAGTGGTAATCCTGATATGACATTTTGGTATAAAACCTATCGTAAATACAGTCATTATAGTCAAGAAAACGTGACTGTTGCACTCGAAGGACCGAATGAACTCTTTTATACTCAACCGATTAAACTCCGAGCAAAGATTCAACGCATCGGTGATTTACTCAGTGATATGTATTTTACATTTACGATTCCTGATATCTTTAGCAAATATGTGGATCCTGGAACTCGATCGATCCAATACCAGTATCAATGGGTTCGATATTTAGGAGCCGCCATTATACAAAACGCAGCCTTTTTTGTAGGAGGTCAGAAAATCCAAGAGGTCGATGGAACCTACCTTTTAGCCCGTGCTCTGATTGATTATCCAACGGCGGCTTTCAGCAAATGGCGCACTCTTGTGGGTGATACTCCTGAACTGACAAACTCGTCTCAAGGTGTTTATGCTGGGGGAACGGCACAAAATGGATATCCATCGGTGTATCCTGATCCAACTCATCCTCTGGGAGCACAGGTGAATCGCCCGTCGATTTTTGGTCAAGAGATCCACGTTCCATTAAACTTTTGGTTCCAACAAGATTCAAGTCTCGCATTACCTCTTGTCGGTCTCCAGTATCATGATTGTGAAGTTCAACTCAACTTGAATCCGATTGAAAGTCTCTATACGATCTTAGATATTTCAGGATATCGTGTCAATCCTAACTACAAAATGTTAGCACCTTCAACCAATATTACTATGAATCTTCCAGAGTTCGTCTCCGCAAATGATCCGAATGCGACCTGGCGTAACTTTGCGACCGATGTTGGATCCGCATTGCCTTCTCTTGATACTTGGTTTTTGAATCCACGATTACAATGCTCCTATGTATATCTTTCAGATGAAGAACGAAAGGTATTTGCAACGCAACCTCTATCCTATTGTTTTTCACAAGTTACACCTTATAACTATCCTGGCATGTATACACGTCAACTCCTTGATTTATATACACACAATCCTGTTACACGTCTCCTGTTTATTCAACGGCGTAGTGATTCTCTCCCCTATCGAAATGATTTTGCAAACTTTACAAACTGGTGGAACTATCCAACTGCGCCCTATTATCCAACACCCACAGTGACAGGACCCGCAAGTGGTCTTCTGATTCCCCAAGGTCAACAAGGTATTTTAAGGACTCTGCGTGTGTTATGTGACGGTAATGAGATTCAGGAAGAAAAACCGATTGAGTATTTTACAAAAATCACGCCATGGAAAACTCTTGATGGTTTGCCTTCAACTCAGGTTCCAGTGTATAACTTTTCACTCCATAGTCCTACAACACAACCGACTGGATCACTCAACTCGAGTCGTATTAAGAACTTCCAGGTCGAAGTTGACGTATATCCATTACCTCCAAATACAACCTATGTGTATGATTTAACAATCTATGTTGAGAGTCTTAACTGGTTTGAAGTCGCTGCAGGTATGGGTGGACTGAAATATGCCTTGTAAATAGGATGATTGCGCTTTTTTATTGCGCAAGGCCCAACTATGGAGGATGGGTCTCATTTACGGCGCATTTAGCACTTAAATATAATCTACCGTTGTTTGAAATCGGTAATACAACTGAATATACAAAAGAAGGAAATCCAAAACTCCGTGACTATGGCTACGGTGTTACCTATCAAAATGTTACAATCGAAGATCTTAAAAAAATAAAGGGAAAACTCTTGATTACAGCGATTGATAAGACACACTATGAGTTTTTAGATAAGTTTCCTGATGGAACCTATATTGTCATTCATGATCCGACTGAAGTCAAAGCAAAAGCGGCTGAACCTTTATTAAAGCATCTGGCTCGTTTTAAGATTTTAACGATTCGCGAATCGGTTCAGGAGTATTTAAAAAAGACATATTCATTGAAAAGCAAATTTATCCTACATCCATTCTTTGAATATCCGTTTGAAAAAGACCCTAAACCCTCAAAAGCCGTGAGTATTTCCCGTGTTGATTTCGATAAACACACCGATATTATTTTAGAAGCAAATAAAGAACTTAAGCAACCGATTGATATCCATGGTGCTATTAATCGCATGTATGTCTTTTTTGCTCTTAAAGAGTATCCATTCAAAAAATACTACAAGGGGACTTTTGAAAAGAGTTTTCAGGAACTATCTACATTATTAAAGAACGTAAAGTTTGTAGTGGATATGAGTGTGATTAAACATGACGGTGGTGGATCCCAGTATACCTTTTTAGAGGCAATCTATCAAGAATGTGCCTTGATTATCAATAAGAAATGGATTGAAGGATTTAAGACTCCATTTAAGGATCATAAGAACTGCTTTGTCATCGAAGACGGTCCTCAACTTGCAAAACTGATTGAATCCTCTCCAAAAACAGATTCCATTATCAAAGAAGCGAAGAAAATCCTGAAACCTCATTTGGAGGTAGATTGGCCCAAGGAAATCGCACGCTTCTAATCACGACATTTTTTACTTCAATCTTAAAAGAAGGGTTCAAATGAGTCTATTGACCACATTGAATAACGGCATACAATCGGCCACTTATAACCCAGAGGCTGAAAAGGCAAGAAAGGAGGCAGCGGCGGCTTCAAATGCTGCGATGGCTGACTATCGTAGGTTACTCGTAAATATAAGAAATAATGTTACAAATGAACGTAAATATTTAGCACAATATGGCTATACTGCACTCACAGTGAGATTGGATGATGGATTTCTTTGGATTCAATCCAATCCTGGAACTCCTGCTGAAGATATTAAAAGGAAATCAGAATCATTTTTATCTGATATACAACTGATCTATGGACTAAATCAACAACTCAAAGCACTTGAAATAGCTCCAGACTATTTAACCGCATTATCTGAAGATAAGTCTACTTCAGATGAACAGAAAACAAAGTTAAAATCTTTCAAATGGAGTGTTCAGACTTTTATAAATACAAAACCGACTGCTCTGAGTCCATCTACCGATGAACTTCAAAGAAAGATTGCTGCATTTCAAGATGAGTTTACATCCATTATGCCTGGAAAAGAGTTATATGCTCAGAACTTGGCTGAATCGACGAGCGCATTACAAAAGGAGAAGGAACAAGAAAAGATTAATGATGACTCGACGTTTAGTATCACGCGTCTTATTGGAAACACTATAAGTAATGCCATGAACTTTTTTAATACATTTCTTATGATTACATTGGCGGTTGTTTCAGGTATGTTATCCGCGAATGATGCTATTGGTCGTGAATGGCCTTATAGGGTTCTTTATTTCATTTACGGTAGTTTATTTTTCCCAATCATGTTGCTCTATTACCTATACATGTGGTTCATAGGAAAAGCTCCGCGTATTTACACTTTATTACCGGTTCGGACCCTTCAGTCGATCACAAGTCTTGGGCGTTTCTTATTATTCCCTATTACCTATAAACCGGATGAGTTTTCTAAAAAGGCTTATAAGATTTTTATGACAGATTCCGCTACGTTAGTGGGTAAAACCTATACAGGTGGTTCACCCGATGATGCTGTAGATACAAATACAGAAGAAGCCGCTACTACTCCTGTAGCTGCTAATGTTGCTCCTAATGTTGCTGCTAATGTAGCTGCTAATGTTGCTCCTAATGTAGCTGCTCCTGTAACTACTCCTGTAACTACTCCTGTAGCTGCAACAGTAACAGAAAACGCCGCAAAAACAACAGAAACAACAGCAGTTCAAACAACACAAGGCATTTTAAACTCACTCAAAGCAATCAACGTTCAAGGTAAACGGACTTAAACTTTTCATGCTATAAAGAAGTAGTTGATATGCAAAAGAACAAAACACCGATTGTTTCTGTGATTACACCTACATACAATCGTCGTCGTTTCATACCTTTTTTGATTAAAGCATACGAGCAACAGACATATCCTCATGCTCATATGGAATGGATTATTCTCGATGACGGTCAAGATAAAGTAAAAGATCTATTTGATGAAGCAGCCAAGCGTATTCCAAATATTCGTTATATGGCGCTTCCAGAAGATGAAAAACTCCTGATTGGAGCCAAACGAAATATTCTAAATGATGAGGCAAAAGGGAGTATTATTGTAGCGATGGACGATGATGATTATTATGTTCCAACACGTGTTGAAAGCGTTGTAGCCTCATTTAAACGATACCCCCAAGTTGAACTTGCGGGTGCTTCAGAGATCTATATGTATTATACAGATATACAGACGATTTATAAACTCGGACCCTATAATGCAAATCACGCAACAAATGGCACGATGGCTTGGCGTTCCTCCTATGCAAAGAAACATCGCTATGATGAAATCGTAACTCATTCTGAAGAACGTTCGTTCCTTGATGACTATTCGCATCAAATGATCCAACTGGATCCAAAAAATGTGATGTTAGTGATTAGTCATTCCGAAAATACATTTGATAAGAAAGCCATGAGGGAAAAAGAAAATCCTTTTATGAAAAAGACGACACAAAAAATCAATGAATGGATTCAAAACTCAGAGTTAAGAGACTTCTATGCCACCGCTTAAACAGTAGAATAACTCTTAGTGTAGAAGGTAATGTATCAGGCACTAAAACCCTTTAATGTTTTAAATGATGCGTTTAAGTATAGTTTACATACTGATTCGTTTCAGGATTCCCAGCCTCCAGAGATCACTGTTCCACTACGCCAACATCAAAAGGCGGTTCTAAAAGAAATGGAAAGGCGTGAAAATGCACTTTCTGTTGGCTTAGATCTAAGTGGTAGTAAACTCTATAGTCGTTTTGCGTATCTGGGCGATGGAGTGGGAGTAGGAAAATCACTCATGATTCTTGGATATATTGCAAAACTAAAGAATGTTCCACGTCTACCGAGTATTCCAAAAATCGACGGTTCACAGAGAAGTAATATTTACAGTATTCATACTGTAGAGATTGGTAAAGATTTATCCGATGCTGCATGTTTAATCGTTGTCCCTCATACTCTCTATCGACAATGGCAAGACTATATTAAAACACAGACATCATTAAAGTTCTTTGGTGTTCAAACTAAGAAATGTATTCAAACTTCCACTCCAGCAGAAGATACTGAACTTCTACGTAAACTGATATCAGTAGATGTTGTCTTAGTAAGTAATACATTATATGGTGAGATTCAGACATTTGCCAATGCACATAAACTCATTTGGAAACGTGTCTTTTACGATGAAGCCGATACGATTCATATACCAAGCACTCGTCCCCAGGCAACTACGTATTTTACATGGCTCATTAGTGCTTCATGGCCCAATCTTCTTTTCGGAAACGGAGCAAATCATTTATCAAATGTAACAGCACAACAAATAATGAATACTACAACTTTCGATACAGAGTTACATGATACGATTAAACATAGTATGCAGTTAGCTCCTTCTTACGGAGGAAATCATTCGTATTGGTATATCCGATATAGTATAGTTTCATCACACTTTTTTTCATTGTTTGTGAATGACGCACTCAATAATAGTTTGCGAGGAAATCTTGTTGTGCGATGTAGACCCGAGTTTGTGCGTGAAAGTATCACACTTCCACCGATTCATATACGCAATATTATGTGTAAACAGTCGATTGTTCAACAGGTGGTTGGTCATGCCATTACACCCGAGATTCGCACATTGCTTCATGCTGGAGATATTTCAGGGGCTCTTATCAGTCTTGGTGTAAAGTCAGAGGAACCCGTTTCACTAGTTCAAGCTGTGACGGATCACAAGATAAAAGAACTTGAACGTCTGCGAAAGACCTATGAGTTCAAGGCAGATCTTACTTATTCCACTCCACAAGCCAAGGAAACTGCTCTTAAAAATATCAAGGATAAAATATCGAGTCTTGAAGAGCAAATCAAAGGTCTCAGAGATCGTATTGAAAACTATAAGGATGAAATCTGTCCTATTTGTTTTGATGAGTCGCAATCGGCGATGTTAACTCCGTGTTGTAGCCGAATCTTTTGTGCAGGTTGTATTTTAGCAAGTCTAACTCGTAGCGCCGCATGTCCATTATGTAGAAGCAATATTCAGGCCTCTATGTTACGAGGATTGACGGAAAAGAAAACAGAATCATTGAAGAAGAATGAAATAGTTAGTCCTCCTGAGCCTCTAAAGAAAGTAGAACAACTATTATTGCTCATTAAGAATACTCCAAATGGACGATTTCTTGTGTTTAGTCGATATGATAATCCCTTTTATACAATCGCAACGGATCTAGAGTCTCTTTCAATCTCCGTAAAACAGGTGCGAGGTAACAAGGACGTGATTTCAAGCACGCTCAAATCATTTCAAAAGGGGGATACAAAAGTATTACTTCTTAACTCTATCCAGGCAGGTGCTGGACTAAATATTACCGCGGCAACCCATGTTATTTTGCTTCATGCGATGACACATGAGGAAGAAAAACAGATTTTGGGACGAGCCTATCGCCTTGGACGCACTGAGCCACTTGAAGTTATTCGACTACTTCATCCGGATGAAATGGCCCATGCACAACAATAGTTTAACGACGACGTGTTTTATTAGATGAGCGACGACCGTAACGATAACCACGTGTTTTGGCCCAAGGTTTCTTATTGTTATTATTATTGATTTTCACATTGGATCTATATTTATTTTTTTTGCTAAGAATATAGTCATTCTCTTCATAATCATCATTATCATTATTATACCAGGAGTTGTTAGACTCATAGTCAATCGATTCAATGGGTCTAACTTTTTGTGGACCTTGTCCTCGTGGTTGAATCGAATTTTGAACTCCATAGGATTTGAAGTTCATAGGATCCTCGACCATTAAATAGTCAAGGACTCGCATGGCAGTCTTTTTATTGTATCCATAAGGGGTATTTTTAGCAAACTCGCTACCGATCTTAAAGGGTTGATCGGTTAGAAGATCTCTTAAAAATTTCCATTCTCTTTCTGGAAAATGCAATATAAAGTCTCCCTTATTTAAAATGACTTTTCCTTCAACAATATAATGTTTTGTTAACATATTGATTAGTTCACTCTTTTCTTTCCAGTAGTCAAGGGCATCCCCTTCCAAAATAATCTGGTCAGCCTCCATCTAATCTTCTAGAAGTGTTTTTAACGCAATGTTTCGGAGTCTTCTTTGACGATCGGCTTTCATTTCGGGTTTCATTGCTTCTAAGTGACATATGGCTGGCACCACTTGAACCGGAATACCATCACGATCCGCAATCTCACAAATAAACTTCCAGCTATTAAAAATCGCACTTTGTTTTGTAAGAACAGGTGTATATCGTAACTCTTCCAGTTTAGCAATGCGTGTATCGTCAAGAAGATGTGCTTCCTGACTCAAACGTAAACTTGGAATCTTCAGTTTAAGATCTTGAGACAAAGGCAATAAGTTCCAACATTGATGAAAAAACGCCCAAAAGTCAGCACGATCACTCTTACAATAGGCCTTATATAAGGATAAATATGTCTCCCATCCTTTTTCTGTATTACCCAGCACTGCCTTAATACGATCATTCATGTTTTCAATCATCACGAGTCCAGCTAAGTTTGCCTCATGACTTTCAATATCCAAATCGACAAAGGGGTCCCATTCATTCCAGAGAGTCCACCATGCAATAGGTGTGATTCCTTCAGGAACTTCTGTCATCTCATATGCGGATTCAAGACCTGCCACCTGACGTTTCAATAGACGTAAATCACCCTGCGCATTCTTAAGACGTTGCTCAATATCGTCAACATCATGAATCTGAAGCCATTGTTCAATCTGTTTTGCATCGGCTTCAGCAATAGGAATAGTTAAACAGAGTTTTGAAATCTGAACAAGATTTCGACTATCCAATGTATTACTAATGAGAATCAAGGGTGTGATTTCAGAACCGACTTTCCAGGAACGAAGGAAATCCAAGAGTTCTTTTAATCCTCCTTTTTCACCTTGACTGAGACCATCAATCTCATCAAGAATGATACCAATCCCTCCACGTTTTCCAGTTTCTAACATGCTTACAATGCCTCCTTCACGAAGGAGAGGTAGAATGATTTTACGGAACGAAGTACCACTACGTGTATGACTCGCATTAAACTCAACAACCTTCAAGTTTTTACTTCGTAAAGTGCGATGAGCAAGGGTCGTTTTACCCACTCCTGGCTCACCGTAGAGAAGAATGGCAGGATGTTTTTTTTCATGAAACCAATCATTGATTTTTGCTTCCGCACCAGGGTGAAGGCACACAGTGTTTTCAATCTGGGTGGGTGACCACATAGTCTATACGTATCTTAGCCTGGGTTTTAGACCTTACTTGGCACAGCTATCGGTTTTCTTAGCAGTATCCTTTGTGCCATCAGAGCGAGGGATATAACTTGGACTCATACAGGTGTTACCGTCAAAGACACCTTCCCATGCGACCTTCTTTTCAGAACAGAGCTTACAGAGTTTATTAATACGATCTTCACCCTTAAGATTTTGATGAAGTTTAAAGACATAGTTGTCGTTTGCAACATTAGCAGGGTCAAGAAGTTGTTGTATTCCACCACGAGACACACCCACTAAGTTAACGCAAACAGTCTCTCTTGTATTTCCTATCTTGCGTTCGTAAAGACTCAAGAAGTCGGGGCACATATTGATAATAGGAGGCCATGTATCCGAACTAAGAGCATTTAACTTAAGACTTGTTCCTGAAAACCAACGTAAGCCGTAGTAAGTGAAAAGAAGAACAGAGCAGACTAAAAAGAGCAATCCTGCAACGGTTCGTTGAGATTGGATTAGAACAACCGTTCCACCAAGACCAAGGCCTACACAGAGCAATATGTATAATAGAAAAAGGTAATCCATCAGTGACTCTATATCCTCTTGGGAAAATCTCAACTGAGAAACTTATTTGAAAGTATCGAATACTGCCAAATAAGTGTTTTAAAGATTAGTTTGTTAATAGACCGTTAGGCTATTTAGAAAGTGCGGGCGATAGGGGCAGGGTTGGCTCCAGCGCCCTCCCAACCGATCTCAACATAGCCAGTGAGGAAGTCGATAAGTGGTGTAGTGCCTGATTGACCCTCAATACCGAAGGTGCTCTGGTTGGAGGACATAGGAACAATCAACTGAATCTTTCGGAAAACACGGGTCGCTGAGACATAGGTGCGGCCCATGTCACGGAGGCGAGTGCCCGGTGTGTTGATAGAGGAGGTGTATCGGGTTGTGTTTGTTGGTTGTCCAGTAACAACGGATCCTGCCCACTGAGCGGTGGAGAGAGTGCCATTTGTTGTGTTCAAGCTGTTGATAGAGCCTGAATACAAGAGAGATGAAATAACAACAAAGTTGCGGGAATCGGCAGGGATTGTCTTAGTTGCACTGGTAACAGATGTCATTTGATTCTATACCTGTTACTAAGAAAAAAAGTATGGAGAGAGCCGTGGAAGTTTATTTTTCGCTCGGAGATTCTAGTGGCCCTCGGTAGAGAGAAGTTAGATGTCTTTTCAACTCCCTTTAACAAATCCGGACAGTTATGCGGAAGAGAATGGCCGTGTAAATCTTAACGCACGTCCAGGTGCGGGGGGTGTTGCTCCAGAAAACTTTCCCGGTTATCACTATCAAACACGTGTTGAAAAGGATTTTGAAACCGATATGTTACGAGGAAACTGGGAAACGACACCCGTTAGCCAGGGGTTTTTCAGCCCGGAGAATGTGAAGACTTTGCAAAATGCAATCCGCCGTTTTGTCTATGAAAAGAGCCAACCGAAGGGATATGTAATCGATGATCAGTCGGTAGATGAACTAAAAATCATTATGAGGGCGATTTATTATCAATATGGTAAGAATCTACCCTTTAATGTTCAGCAACAAGTGAATGATTTAAATCAACTCGTAGTGAACTGGTCTGCGCCTCATATTCTTTCAGCCGTGGACCATTATTATTATTATTTGAAGGATATCAGTCATTTACCTATTCCGTTACAGCGCTCACAGAACCTCAGTCGTTCTGGCACTAAATCATTGCCGTTTAATCAGTTTGTTTAGTTCTCTTTTTGGGTGCGGGGGTAGAACCGGTAGTAGAGGCCGCGCGTTCTCTTGCCTTAATCATTCCATTCCATCCTGTCTCAAAGGCCTCGAGGTCCTTGAGCCAGAGTGCCGATGCCGTTGTATCACGTAGAATCTCATACGCCATTCGTGCCTGCATTACGGCATTTTCAGCCTCTTCAACTGCCGAAGCCTTCACGCGATCCATGCGCAACTTGAGCAAATACTCATAGGCATCAATGGCATCAGGGAACTCGGGATCGGACAAAGGCGGTAAGGATAAACGCTTCATTCCTTCCACAATCTCGGAGTCTTCAGCACGTCGGAGTTCCAATGTGCCTTCAAGAACAGCTCGAATGAAGCGCGCTTTAGCATCGGCTTCAAGTGCTTCTCGTTCAAGCCGACCCATCTCATTCAAGCGACGTGTCTCATAGGCTTCGAGACGAGGACCGTAATAGGCTTCCATTATGTCACCGATTGTCTCATATTGAACAATCTTCATGGATGCATCAAAGCAGGTCATATTCGTTAGACGCCATGAAGAGAGTAACTTGAAACGCTTCTCAAACTCATGTGGCTCGGCCTTAACGTCTTCATAGTAATCGGAATCAAGATACAATACAAAGCGAACTGTATCATCATCATAGAGGTCATCGAATGATTTTAGAACGGGTCGTCCTGAATCGGATACAGCATTGTTTCCTTCTCCACCACAAAGTGTATCAAGGAACACCTTGTAATCTTTTGTCCAGGTTCCCACTGGAAGTTCTGTAATGGTGATAGTGTGTTTTACATCATCCATTGTATAAAGACCTTTTGTAATCCAAACATCTTCACCACCTGCGAGAACGGGTCCACGGAATCCAAACCACCATGGTTTCAAGGATAAACCCTCTAAGGTATCACGAACACCTTTAATGCGCTCCTTCAGAAGTGCAACGACCTCCATTGGATTATGAGGAGGAATGTCTGTGCTAAATCCTGTGCCGATTCCTACACAGCCATTAATGGCTAGGAGAGGAACTACAGGAAGATAGCACTCAGGTTCGACGGGGAGCCCATCATCCTCTGTGTATTTGAGGATTGCGGCGTCCTCTTTGCGGAAGAGAAGATCGACAATGGCCTCGAGATGTGTATGAATATAACGGGCAGAAGCTGAGTCTTTTCCACCGAGTAGTCGAGAACCAAACTGTCCAATCGGCACCAGAAGATTTACATTGTTAGAACCGACAAAGGTCTGAGCCATACCGACAATCGTTGAGTTTAAAGAGGCTTCACCGTGGTGATAGGCAGCATGTTCTGATACATATCCTGCTAACTGAGCAACACGGATCTCGGAACGGAGACCTCTCTTCAAGCAACCATAGAGAATCTTACGTTGGGAAGGCTTGAGACCATCCATAAGATGTGGTAGTGAGCGAATATTATCCGCAACACTGAAGTGAATGAGTTCGTCGTGAATAAAGTTACTAAAGTCTACACCTCCATCACCACGCACTCGGACTGTGCGACGAGGATCAAAGGTCCCCAACCATTTCTTACGATCATCTGAACGTTTCTTGCTGAAGGCTAATGACAAGGATTCATCAGTTAAACCATCCCATGTGTATTTGATTTCATGAAGATGTTGGAACCACTCACGAGCCTCTGCAGGTGTAGACGTGCCCAATCCTTTGTAGTATTTGAGTTTCCAGGTGTTTCCAGATTCACCCAGATTTTCACGCCATGCGTCAAACTCGGATTGTGAATAGAATGAGCGTGTCTCTGAGCGTCGTGTCGCCTTTAGCAAAGGAGTTGCTAATGAACAAATGAATCCGATCTTCATCAAGGTAGGCCACTCTGTATGAAACAGATTCATAAGAAGACCCTTGATATGTGATCCATCTAAATCTTGATCTGCCATGACCATGACACGACCATATCGAAGATCTTTTACATCCTTGTATTTCTTACCTTGTTCAAGGCCAAGGATCTTCTTAATAGCGGTGAGTTCTTCATTCTGGTTAAACTTCACTTGTGAGATATCCTTGACATTCAGCATTTTACCTTTGAGAGGAAACACGCCCCACTTTTCACGACCCACAATCTTGAGACCTGAAATGGCAGAAGTAGCAGCTGAATCTCCTTCTGTAAGAATCAAGGTGCACTCAGTGGATTTATTTGTTCCTGCAGAGAGAGCATCTTCTAACTTGGGAATACCACGAATCGTCTTTTTCTTAGCACCATCGGTCTTCTTTGCCTCCTTCACCATTTTAGCCTCAAGAATCGTCTGTGCTTCATCTAACAATCCAATCTTGACAAGTCCATCGATGAACTTGGGTGAGCATTTGAAGGTGGAGCCGAACTTGTTTGCAGGCGTAGTAAGAGTCTCTTTGGTTTGTGAATCAAAGGAGGGATTTACAATGGTTGCATTGACAAAGAAGAGCACGGTATCTTTGAGTTGCGAGGGCTTAACTTCAACCTTCTTCTTCTTGGCCAGTTCACAGAACTCGCCCAGGACATATTTAGAGACGGCTTCAACGTGTTTACCACCCTTTTTGGTATTGATACCGTTTGCGAAGGAAACATGTCGTTCATCGTGAGTATCCTCATCATCAAAGAGTGATCGTGTGAGAACAGCCGCGATGGACCAACGTTCACTGGATTGCTCATAGGCAACTGCAGCTTCATCCTTGGTAAAGAGATGAACGAACTTCTCAAAGGTGTTTGTATTCACGTGGCTACCGTTCCAGGTCACCTTGACTTCCTTACCCGCAAGGGCCGCGAGTTCAATGGTGCGAGTATGAAGCACTGTGGTCATTTCATTCACATTCAGTCCAATGAAGCGAGTCAGATCAGGGCGGAAGGAGATCTTAACAAAGCCTTTTTGAGACTTGTCGGATCGAACACTGGGCTTTCCACAGACAGACATATGATTAGTCCAAGTCTGTGTATATCGAAGACCATTGTGGACATCACGAGTCTCCACGGTGAATGACTTGCTGAAGATATTAGCCAGTTTAGCACCATAGCCGTTCTTACCTCCTACGATCTTCTCCTCTTCCTTGTTGTAGTTACCACTGGTAAGAAGGTGACCAAAGATGAGTTCAGGCGCGTAGACCTTGTATTCTGAGTGTTCTTGGACTGGAATGCCATCGCCGTCATTTTCAACCGTGATAAGACAGCCCTGATCGGTAACTTGAACAGAGACATCAATGTGTTTTACGGGCTGCTTTGTTTTATCTGTCTGTGAACGAATCAAGGAGTCGCGAGCATTCACGATGATCTCATCGAAGAGTTTGTAAAATCCAGGATTGAATGCAACCTTACGATGCGCCATCTTTCCCTTTTCGGCATCATAGATCCAACGGAACTCTTCATGTGTCTCCACGGAACCAATGTAGGTATCAGGGAGTTCCAAGATGTGGTCACGGTGAGTAAGACGTTTGTATTGATCAGCAGTCGACGTCATTTTGTTATGATGGGTAAGGGGGGTCCCTTGAAAATCAAATTTAAGTCCACATCTTTTCCTCACTCTTAGAATAGAATGGAAGATAATAATAATCTTACAAACAACAATGCGGATGTATATCCACTGAATCTTTCGGCTATAGAGGAAGACGTAAGAACCTATCAGGGAAATGGAAATGCCCCTAATCGATCGCCGATTCAGAGTGTCTATGACCTACCTGCAGAAGAAGGCTATGAAATCTTGAGACCGAATCCTAAACCTAGAAAGACTTTTGGAACCCTACCTGCTCATTTACTTCCTCCAAATACAACCATACAAAACTCTACTACTAATAGAATGTTAAAAGGTGGTGCGTCATTTGGAGAACCTTTAGTGTATGTTGACTCTAAAGCACCAGTTCCTTCAGCACCTGCTGGATCTAATCTTTTAATATCCAATGGTGCTATTATACGACCTACGATTGGTGGATTTGTTCCAAGTGTCATGAAGGGTGTTGTAGATGGAGGAACCTATATGGTTCCTTTAGCAGGTATGGTTGCATCAAGGATGTTAGCAGGAGGAGGTAAAAAGGAGGACTGGGCACGAAACCGTGAGTTTGCAAAGGGTGAACTCGCCAAATACGGCAAGCCTTCTGCAGCAAATGTCAATAAACTCGCAGCACTCGCGCGTAAAAATCAGGAAGCCGCTCGTCAGTTCATGTATAACTTTAAGGCAAAGAAGGCTGAACAAGAAATGAAGAAGGCAGCTAAGAAACCTCGAAGGAAGGCGGCTGTATCTCCTACACGAAAGATGCCTCGTGCTCTTCCAATGTTTAATAACTCGATCCCAAAGCCACGAACAAAGAAAGTAGTTCGTATTGCCAGCCCTCCTCAATACCCAATGTCACAGGCTGCGATTTACAGAGAGGCAGAGGAAAACTCTAAACGAGCTATGCAAAACTATGCTACACAAACACGCAGGCAGACTACAAATAAGCAGCAAGCTTGGCGCACTCTTATGGCGAATGCTAAGATGAACTTGAGCCAGTTCGGTAGACCAAGAATCGTGAATATGACAAAGTATGCCTCTTTGAAGAAACAGGGTCTACCAACCAATACGTTTATCCGCGAGTTTCAAGAACGAAAAATACAAAAGGAAATACCAAGACAACAACCTGTAACAGCAGTCACTAAGCGAAATAAGTATCGCGAGAACTTTGCAGCCGCCAAGGCAGAACTCGCTCAGTATGGACGACCTAGCGGACCAAACATTGCCAAGTTTGTGACACTTAAGCGTCGTGGTAACAATGTTACTCAGTATATGACAAACTTTAGAACCAGAACAGCGGTCAAACAGAAGTAAAACCCTCCGACATCTAAAGCAGAATATCAGAACATCACTATGGCATCTACGGGACGTCCGAATACCAACGGAAATCTTTTCGAAATCAAAACTGTACAGTCCGGTGCTTTTCGCACATTGATTGAGGCATTGAAGGAGATCTTGACGGAAGCGAACCTCGAGTTTGACAGTCAGGGCCTTAAGATTATGGCAGTGGATGAGACACACACTGTTCTAGTATATTTACGACTCCATGCAGACCGCTTCGAGAGTTATTACTGCCCTCAAAAGTATATTTTGGGTATTAACATGATTTACCTATTCAAACTCATCAAGACAATGGGTAATAATGATTCATTGACTTTGTATCTTCCTGCGTCTAATCCGAATAAACTCGGTATTCGTATGGAAAACTCAGAAAAATCTACAGTGACAAACTATTTCCTAAAACTCTTCGATACCGATGTGGAGGATATTACCATTCCTAACTTGAACTTCCCTTCGATCATTCATTTACCCTCAACCGATATTCAGAAAATCTGTCGTGATATGAATGCCCTAGGTGAGAAACTCGATGTTGAGATTACATCATCAGGCTCAGATCTCATTTTCAAGTGCGTAGGAGATTTTGCGGAACAGGAAACAATCATTTCAGAGAATAATAGCACGATTAAAGTTCAAAAGAATACACCCACAAATGAGATTGTGCAGGGTCTCTTTCAACTGAAGTATCTTGTTCTCTTCACAAAGTGCACCTCACTTTGTCCGAGTATTGAACTGTATATGAAGAACGACTATCCATTGATTTTAAGATATACGGTTGCTAACTTGGGTGAAGTTAAACTTGTTTTGGCACCTATTAAGAATAAGAAGGAATAAATCTCTTAGAATGTTTTAAAAACATTTTATAGAGAGTGTTCACACATGGACGCTGTGATACAAAAACTAAATCAACTGATGAATGTAATCGATCCACCCAAAGATCTAAATGTGGGTGAAGCAGCGTCTACCTTAAAAGAAGATCGATATTCAAAGGTCTTGAAAAGAGCTATTCAGGAACTCTTTGGTGATCTTCCTTCTAACTATATTGTTGTAGGTGATGCTAAATCAAAGATTATTGATTCAGTTCAAAGACAATATGACCTCTATTTTAAGGAAAATAAGAATCAGTTAAACATTGTAAGAGAAAAGCACTCTTCGGGTCATGATGCAAGGCCCGAAGGACTTTATTTGGCTCAAGACAATGGTAGTTTAGATATTGTTTCAAATCCTAAACTGATTATTACACCAGGAAGTATTCTGGATCCAGCAGGAAAGACAAAGAAAGGTGCTGAAAATCTCATTGACACAGGTTCTGACACGTATAACATATTACCTCAAACATACATTGAAAGTTTATCGATGGAAAAAGCAGTTTCAGGGCCGATTGTATTTAATAGAGATACCTATACTGTCGAGATTCCAACACCGATGGGAACGATCAAGGCTTCATTTGACAAAGAAACTTTCAAACCGACTCAAGGAGATATAGACTATTTCATGGGAAATGATACAAAAAACAAGGCGATTGTAAAGTTAATCAAGCAAAGTAAAAACGATGATGAAATAATCGAAGAAGTGAAAAAATATATTTTAGTCAAAGAACTCGGTGATACACTACAAGTTCAATGGCTCAATCATATTTTTAAGAATCAACTATTGATACAAAGAACAAATACAGTAGTTGGCACAACCGATACAGTTGTGTGTTATCGATCGATTGTGAATAAAGTCGGTGTGATCTGGACCAATAACGGAAAAACCACGTATTTCCTACCGTATTTTACTGATAAGACGGCTCAAGCAGCTATTGAAAAATCCTTCATTATGACAATACAAAATGAAGTGATTTCACATAATAAAAGTGTCATTGATGTTTTGGAGGCTGTAATCAATGAACCGAAAGATGATTCTAGATGGGTAGATGGTTTAACTTGGACTGACACGCAAGTATCGAATGCAAAAGACTATTTACAAAAACAGATACAATCACTTAATGAAATAAATGCTGATCTTAAACGCACATTAGAAACGATTCTTAATGTGGATGGAGCAAAAAGTATTGCTGAGAAGAGTCATTTCAAAAGCCCTTTTATATGGTATAGTGTAGGAAACTATTTTAAATGTATTAAATCGGTGAAGAAAATCTATCAAAATGACTTTATTGTATTTACACCTTCAACTTTTACGAACCAACGTGGTGGTAGAAGAGGTTCCGCTACAAAATCGAAAACTCGATCAGTGAAAGGTCACTCGAGAGTAAAAGGTGAGTTCAGTCCAATCGAGTATGATACAAGCATTTTAACAACGAATCAACTCAATGATACATATTTCTTATATTGTTATGTTCGCGACTATCATCCTGAAATCTTCACCTATGCTTTTATTCTTAAGGAAGCGATTAATCGAAGAAAACCGAGTTGGTATGAAATGATTTGTGGAAGAACTCCTTCTAAATATCCTCTTGTTAAATATGATTTGATAGAAAAATACAAAGTTAGTTATTATATTAATGATAATCCTAAAGCAGAAAACCGATTTATACTAACCGAGTATCCTGCAAGTTCAGCAGATGACGCCTATTCAGCCACACGCACTTCAGTTCAACTTGCTGAGTTGTTTCTTAGAAGTTTTCCTTCGCTCTATTCTCCACAGCTATACGGATTTATGAGTCATATACAATCATTTCATGCCAGATCCTTTCCAAAAATCGATGCGCTTACATCCGAAGATATTGATAGTTTGAAGTTAAACCAAGTAGGAGGTGGGGCAATCGTTACACCGACTGAGATTGAGAGTATTCTAAGTGAGGCAATGGACAGTTATGAAGTCTATTATTCTCTGCGAATCAAGGCAGCCTATAAGGATAAAGATTTGAAAAAAGAGGATTTGATAAAAGGATTAACAAGTTCCGTGAGAAAAGTCTCTTCAAAAACTCGTAAACTCAGCCCACCCAAAACGAAAAAGATGAACTCTAAACAAAAAACAAAGAGGGTAACAAGAAAACGTTTCACTCATACTGCTGTAGTTATGCCATAAGATTACATCTTCTTTTCGTTATGAGGAGTGTAAATAACATCCTCATATTTCATACCCTTATCCATGAGTCGCAGACCCGTCGGTTTACCATGTTTCATACAATCTTGATTCCAAATCTTGATCGTATAAAATCCGATCGTTTGATCTGTATCGCGATTACCACCACCTACCAACTTGGGACTGATATTGACCCCCATAATCTTATCATCATTCATAAGTGTTGCACAACCTAACATTGCACTTATTGAATAGAGCATGAAGATCTCTACGCCATTTTCGAGGCTTCCACGCAGAGAATAACTGCCTCCACGAATATTTTGAAAGTTCTCCCAGAGTGGAGGAATACCTTTGCGCATCCAGAAATACATACCACCTTTGAGTTTCATATCACCGAGAGCATTAATCAGAGAAAATACATCACGCCAGGTTTTTACAGATCCTAAATCAGTATAAGTATCAATGCTCCACCGCTTTTCCCTTGGAGAATGGAAGTATAGCGTCCATTCGCCAGTGGGTATAGAATCGTCAATTGAAATCGTGTTGCCAGCCATTTGAAATGCCTGGTTTCTAAAAAGGCTATTGTTCAATTTTGAACGATAAACTACGCAGTTACATAGCCGTAGGTTTATACAATGGAATATTCTTAGAATCCCCTTCATCTGTTATAATAGAAAGTTGTATTAATCCCGTTTGACTGACTACAATGCCTGACTCAAGAGACCATGCAGCCACAATGAGTTCAGGGCTCGGTGTATCATGTCTTTGTGAGAAGCATTTGATTTTACCGACAAACTCTGTAATATCATACAAGATGAGATCACCATATTTAATCTGAGCTGCGAGGAATGGCAAAGGGTGTAGAACAATACCCACTTCATCGAGATTGGGTGTGCTAAAGGTTAGACTATCGGAAGAATAGTGCCAAGCGATAGGCGCGATACCAGGACCCGTTGTCTTGAAATCGGATGTATGATAGGGGGTATAGTTTTTATCAAAGAAGACATAGGTATCCGTTTTAATGCTCTTAACTACATTCTTAGTTACACGTGAAAGAATGTCCCAAATGGCAGTAAGAATCATCATAGTCGCATTGAAGGTTACAAGAGTGTATAGGGGTAACTCCTTATACGCATGAGTGGCAACCTGACGAAAGACAACTAAGGTAGTTGCGACAGGTGATTGAACATCTTTTATCTCTTCTATCTCTTCTATCTCTTCATCAATCGGATTTGACATAATATATCTATGTATCGAGTGTAGTCTTTATACAGTCTTTGCTGGGTTCAGGTTCGGGTTTCGGTTCGGGCCTTGGACAAGGTTTTGGAAAAGGTCTTGGTTCATGACAAGGTCTGGGTTGAGGTCTTCGTCTACAAGGACGTTGATTACAACATGAACAGTTAGATCTAGGTTCTATAGTTGCTGTATCAGAAGGATTTCCATACAACTTAAGAACAAGTTCATGAATAATCCATCCTAAAATCGCAAACAAAAAGGGGGCCAAGATTAACATCCATGCCACTCCTTCAGAAGTCCGTTCACATAAAAAAAGAATGAAGAGGAGTGCAAAGATTCCTAAAAGTATATGACCGGGAATACGTCGCCATTCACGTTTATATAAATCTAATAGAATCATTGATGTAAAGATTGCTGCAACTGTTATTCCAGGAAGACACACCATCTATCTATTTAAGCGAAACGTTGAATCTTTTTCAAGGTCTCATTCCAAAGACCAATGGGCTCAGAGACAACCGCACCATCTTCATCCTCTTGATACACATTGTTCTCGGAATCTTTGTAGTATTTTTTATTTCGGAAAGTAAACTCGGTAAGAACTAACTCTTCTTCCTCTTCGACCTCCTCCTCGACCTCCTCCTCGATCTCCTCCTCGACCTCCTCTTCCACCTCCTCCTCGACCTCCTCCTCGACCTCCTCTTCGACCTCCTCCTCGACTTCCTCTTCCACCTCTTCCTCTTCAACTTCTTCTATCTTAAGTGCATTGACTGCTCGCGTGAGAGCTGCCTTTGCAGCGACTTCAATCTTAGTTCCTTCTGTGATAAGATCCGCAACTTCTTCTGCTTCTACTTCAGCCGACTCTAATGCCACGACGGCCTCATCTGCTTCCACACCGACATCATTTGTATCAAGAGATGTATTTATATTAATATTTGTATTTATATCTTTAGAAGATGATATTTGATCTTTAATAGATTTTAGATCACCTTGTAACAAATAGGTCATATTTGTTAGATGATTAATCTGCTGACTCTGTCGATCAAGCATTGAATCATAATAACTATTATGAACATGAGTTTGTGCTTTTATATGTTGATTCACAGTTGTGAGTGTGATATCCTCAATGATACGCAGACGATCACGGAGGGTATTTTCGAGGTTTACAAAGAGATCGTGAATGGTTTCGACACTCATTTTAACTTAATACCTGTTAGTTCAAGGCCATTTCAATCAAATTTTATGCCTTGGACTTTACCTGTATTTTTAATACAGAATCTAATGTGCTATCCTTCTCTTTGAGAGGCTTACTTCTCTTCAGACGAAGTCCTTCTTCTGCTTTTGGAACAATCTCACCCAGTAGTGGTGAAATCGTGTGTTTCATCGATGAATCGTAAAAATCAATGGGCTTCGTATCAATCGATCCTAAAATACTGACCATGGGAGGTGTTTGTATATCGACACGAACCTTTCCAGCAGAAATCGCTCCTCTGTATTGTTCAATCGACATAGGTCCACCGAAAAGTTGTAGACTCTGACGTGTGGGAGCAGGAAAGATGCGACCATTAGGATATGCAGGACCATAGAGACGATGTAACAACGCAATACGTTCCCATCTTACATGTGTATCGAGAGCCTCATTTAATAAGTAGGCCATAGCACAACAAGGTCCACAAAAGTTTCCATAGACACGATAAGTTCCCTTTTCTTCACGCTCAGGAATAATAGAGGGTTTCCAGTCAAAAGTATGGGCACACCAAAAACACGCAACATCGGTTTTCGCAGGCAGCATTTTACTCGTCTTTGTTTCACGAAACTCCAATAAGAGATCACATTTTGTAAAGGTTTCAAGATTTGCAGAGACTGATTTTTGTGTGTTAATCGCAAGATTCACAGGTTTAGGAATCTCAGTCTCAACAGCAGATTCAGAAATAGGAATCAGAAGACTCTCGTTTTGACCCGTGAAAAGATTTGTGATCGAGGCATCATAGGGTTCTGGATGCCCTGGAGGTGTTGGATCATAATGTAGAGGCCTATCATGGAACTGGACTTCATTACTACTGATTTGTAAATGGGCAATCAAGGGTCTTCTTGGAGCAGGAATAAAGGAACCTTCAATACCATCAGGTGTTACAATCGCAACAACTTTGGGTGCCTTTTTTCCTTTTTTAGCAGGGGTAGGAGCAGTAATAGTAACAGGAACAGGAGCAGGAGCAGGAGCAGGAGGAGGAGCAGTAATAGTAACAGGAGCAGTAATAGTAACAGGAGCAGGAGCAGATTCTTCTATTTCTTCTTTTGAAACAACTTTTTTTGCACGTGACTTTGGTGGCATCCTTCTGTTTGGCTACCTTCAATGCTTTTTAGGCCAGTGTAGGGTACGGTCCCGATGTACCGTTAAATTTGATTCACTTCTGAATAGAGTAGGACTCAACAATGGAACAAGATACAGGAAAGTTCCGCACAAATACAAAAGATCAGTATTATACTCAATCATCTGTTGCCCAAAAATGTGTGGATAAGGTCCTCTCCTTATTTCCAGAAACGGATACGTATCAATGGATTGAACCTTCAGCAGGTAAGGGTGTCTTCTTAAAGGTCCTGCCTGTTCGCATTGATAAACTCGGTATTGACCTGGATCCGAAAGATTCCACCATTCAAAAGGGGGATTTTCTTACCTGGTCCCCCATCTCAGACAAACATCGAATCTTCTTTGGAAACCCCCCTTTTGGTCGCCAAGGATCCTTAGCCAAATCATTTATTAAACATGCTGCTCTTTATGGAGAGATCATTGCATTTATTTTGCCCCGTTCCTTTGTTAAACCGAGCATGTCACGTGCGTTTCCGCTCAAGTTTCATTGTGTTCACAGTGAAGACGTTGAAAAGAACGCATTTGAGGTGAATCAAAAAGCCTATGATGTGCCATGTGTCTTTCAGATTTGGAAAAAGCAATCCACCGATCGTAGTGTGGACCCTCCCATACGTGAAATAGGATTTCAATATGTTAAATCGGATGAAACGTTTCATATTGCATTTAAACGTGTAGGAGGCCTGGCTGGAAAGTGTAGTGCAGCGTCAGGTAACTTCAATCCGCAGTATCATTATTTCTTAAAACTTGAAGATCGATTTATCCCAAAGATTCACACACTCATTGAAAAAATCAATGAGCATATCTTTCCCAGTAATACAGTTGGACCCCGCAGTCTATCTAAATCGGAGGTCAATGAGGTATTGAATCAGTTACTGGTCTAGTTCACAAATATCTAAAATGCGAATATGTAAAAAGGATCATTAGAGAAACATACAGTATTACAAATAGAGTCTGTTGAATAAAGAGTTCTATACTTTCATTTGGTGGAGTATATATCTGAAGAGCCAGAGGATTCATATTGAAGTCAAAGTCCTGTTTTTTTAGATTCTTAAGTCACTCATTGTGGATTGCTCTTTGTAAATGAACGCCGCGATGATTCAACCTGTTTAAGAATCTTGCACCCACGGAACTCATCGGTTGTGCTATGGGCCACAAGACGTTCAGGATAGTCTTTTAGAAACTTCTGGAAAGAGTTAAATGAACATTGAAGACGACTCTGTTGACTATTACATTTGATATTCAGATAAATGGCACCTGATTTTGCTTGGAGTTCCTTTTGTAGTGCAAACATTCGTGTATGTTCTTCGTTCGTTGGGCTTCTCTTCTGTGGAACCTGTTTAACCATTCGATCCAATGATTCAATCTCTGAACGTGTAAGAGAACCAAAGAGTAATGCGACTGAACCTGTAAGATCCACTTCAGTCACACTAACCAGATTCTTCATTGTATCGTCCTGTGTATATAGAATAGACGTCATATGAAGAGGTCTACCGCTGCTAACAGAGTCATAGACACGTAAACAATCTGCCATACAGATGGTATTCGCTGAACAGGTTGTTTTTATAGATACATTCACTGGCTCTTTCTTATTCAAGTCACTCGGTAGATCCATTTTAGCAGTATATCTTATTGCTTTCAACTCTTCTTCAGTTGCACCATATACATTGTGACAAAGATCCTTCTCCCACGAAAATCCATGCTTTTGAACTTCTGGCATCCTTAACATGAATCGAAGGATGAACAACATTCATTTTTACACTCGGATTATTAAAGTAAAAGCCACTTAGAGCCGTTTTAATATGATGAGACATGTTTGAGGGCATAGACCCAGCCATTGGTGTTTTGCTAGAAAAGTTTGTGGAAACACCTGAAAGGCTATCACATCTTTTATTTGTGGGTCCTCCTGGTTCAGGCAAAACCACCACTGCAAATGCTCTCGTTCAGGCATTTTACGGTGAAAAGAAACATTACACTGGCAAAGCACTTTTCTTAAACTCAAGCGATGAACGTTCCTTAGAGGCTGTGCGTTCCAAAGTCTATCCGTTCGCTCGATCCCAGATTCACAATATATTTGGCGAGAACTTCTTTAGTCATAAGGCACCCAAAATCATCATTTTCGATGAAGCGGAAACACTTACCGAGCAAGCACAGTCAGCTCTAAGACCTCTCTTAGATAGTCCTGCTAAAGATCTGCTTATCATCTTTTTATGCAATAGCATAAGTCGTATCCACAGTTCGATTCTTCACCGATTTCTACGTATTTGTTTCGAGACACCCAATACTGAACAGTTCAGAAATCGTTTCGCTCCTATTTATTCACTGACTATGAACATGAACTCAAAAACTGATAAGAAAATCGCAACGAGTGATATTCATTATCGTCGAGGTGATATCCGATTTTTCCTTTTGCAAACAAATAAAGTCCGTGAAAACAACAATCTCGGTTGGAATCTTCTTCATTTAGCTCCTGAACAACTATTGGAGTATATTGATAAACTCTCACAGAGCACTTATATCGCAGAAATCATTGCCCAGGTTCTCTTCATCTTTCAGAAAATCGGATGTATTTCTTCATCGGATATTGAATCAATGTTTCTATTCGCTGACTCTGATATTATTAATGTTCGAGGCTATAAGGAAACACGTGATGATTTTATTCAGTGGATTTTGAACCTAAGGAGCAAATTTGAAAATAAACTGGCTTAAACAATGGGCCAGAAACAATGGAAGCCTCGGCAGTTACATTTACACCTTTGCGTATTTCAACAAATGTGGCAACGGGTAATCTTGGATCACAACTGTATTTGGACAAAATGTTCGAACAAATGAACCATGTGTTCATCCCCTTTGGATATCCTGAGGAAGGTATTCTGAAAATGGAACATAAGGACCGTGTCATCGGTGCTTCTGCTCGTGATCTTCTTACAAAGAAAAAGGCCGCTAAGAAAACTTTCTTTAATCAATCGACCATTGTTGTCCGAAAACGACGTGAAGACAATCCGAATGAGATGAAAGAAGTGAATATCAAACTCTTTGCAAATGGAGGCATTCAGATGACAGGTATTACGGGTCTCGAGTTTGCTAGAACGACCTTGAACTGGCTTTTACCCATACTTTCGTCACTCCCTACGAAGGTATCGGCAGAACCCTTGTTCATCAAGCAACTCAAGATTCAACTGATTAATAGTGATTATCACGTAAACGCATCGATTCATCGTGATAATCTTCATAGTATTATTTCACAGAGATATGGTCTCTTCAGTTCACTCGAGAAACTTATCCATCAAGGTGTGAATATCAAGTATTATTATAATACGTCAAAGACATTTGGACGCCCTGGTATCTGTGAATGTGATAAACCGTGTCCAGGTCAAGGTGAAGGAGACGCTCCAGGTCAATGTAAAAAAATAACGATTCTTGCGTTTCAGACAGGAGATATTATCGTTACGGGCGCCCGAAAAAAGGAACAGTTGGACGAGGCTTACGAGTTTATGAATCAGATTCTTAAAATACATTCCCGAGAAATGCTTCGTCCTTTTATACACTAAATGCGTAAAAAGTCCTTGATGCCTTTCCAAACTATTCCCAGAATCAAAACAAATGTCTGCCCCTGTCCCTGCCCCGACACCAGCCACTCAGGAAGTATTGCCGAATGCCACCACTCTTCTTCATGCCTCTAAACTCTCCATTCAGCAAGATAAGCCCATTCAACTCGATTATTATGTTGAGAGTGCCTCTAATAAGGCATTTATTGGCGAGGATCCTGATACGAAAGAGAAGATGCTTGTAAAGAGCAACGATGAGTTTACAAGTTTGATTGGAAAGATTTACAAGGTGAGTGAGGACTTTATCATCATCACTGAGAACTCGATTTATATTGTAAATGGCAAGATTCAGAAACGACGCATCAATGCCACACAAATGCGTTCAAGTGAGTTCGAGCAACTCTAAATAACTGCAAGGATGACTAAGAAGATTAAAAACCCAAAAATACAAAATGAGATAATATCTTGATCTTGCATTTTTCTAATATAAATACGATATTTATGATGACTTTAGGGCACGATCACAGATTAAGTAATGGTAAAGCATCATTGTTGTTCCTAATGAAATCACTATAACTCCATAAAATCCCTGCGCTACGGCCTGTCCGAGAGGCATTTTAACCGTAGTCAAAATAATAAGGAATCCGATCACTGTAATCGCGGTTAATACAGCATAGATGACAAAAAACGCATAAAAAAAGTTACAAATAGTCTCGTTACTGATGGATTGGGTCCACTCAGGTGCTGGCATTTTCTCCTCTTTCCATAGATTTTTTCCATCATTTAAGTAGAAATGAGCAGTGTTAATCGCAAGCTAAGTCGCAAGAATCGCCGTCAGCAGGGTGGATATGAATCCTCTCCTGCGGCTTTTTCAGGTAACTCCATGAGCCAGGTTCAGCAACAGAGTCTCCAGCAGGGACAACAGTTTGCTGGATTTCACTCGAATCAACATGGTGGTTCCGGATGCGGCGCGGGTCCCTATCCGAATGCGGTTAGCGCAACATCTCTTTTGAAGGGTGGAAAGCGCAATACTCGCCGTAATCGCAGACAAGGTGGAGGCTTTCTCTTAGCAGGTCCATACCCAAGTTCTGTTGAGGATCAAACACTCCTCCCTCAAAATCTTCACGAGTCTGCTCGTATTGCTCCATTGGATGCAGCCATTCATGAAATCCAGGGACTCAAGGACCAGGAAGGAGGCAAGCGCAAGAATCGCAAAATGGTCTCAAGACGCAATCGCAAGATGGTCTCAAGACGCAATCGCAAGAATCGCAATACAAGACGCAATACAAGACGCAATACAAGGCGCAACCGCCGAGGAGGTGCCTACAATCTCGCCGATGCATCACCTTTTAACGCACCCACTCTTCTTCTCAACTCTGAAATGGAGTCCAAGGCTCTTTCAGGCATGAACTCAGAATGGAAACTCGCTGAGGATCCTAGTTCTTTTGCCCCTGGTTATCGAACATAACCGTCAATAATGTCTTATTTCGCGCGAGAATCTCCTTTTCTGCTAAACTGATTTGAATACGGATACGGCATATTAAAAATCCGAATCCTAATCCAGCCTTTTTACTCATTCCTTTATCGGGAATGCGTAGAAGCTCATCATTTGTTAGACCCTGTGGTATATTAATCTCTAAACCATCTGGAAATCCAGGATGCCCTTTGAGCTGCTTTGAGCAACCCAAAAGACTTTCACCAAGCGTTAATATAACTACCGTTTCAAGATCATCGCCTTTACGAGTCCAGTCATCATCTCCAGCGGCTTCTTGAAGAACAAAATGAACATCTCCAGGTTCATCGAATGCTGGGTCATCAGAGCATTCTTTATGAAAAACGAGTACTTCCCCAGGTCGCATACCAGGCTCGATCTTCACATCAAGCACTTTTTCATGACTCTTAAGTTTTTTACCACCACACATATAACAAGCACCCGAAGCCTTACGTCCTGAACCTTGACAGGGTGGACAGGGTCCTTCATTGATCATCTGCATAGGACCCATTTGGATGATTTGACGCACACGCCCACGTCCTTGACAATCATTACAAGTCTGCCAGGATGTTGCACCTTCACCCTTACATTGCTCACAAAACTTTTGTCGTTCAAACTTCACCTCAAAGGTGCGACCGTGGTAAAAATCGTGAAGTCTTAATGGAATCTCCGTTTTCTTTGGAGGCGCTTTGGGCATACGAACATTAGAACGACCTGGCATTCCTGGCATGCCAAAAAATCCTGGCATTCCTGGCATACCACCCATAGCACCGAAAATGCTGCCAATATCAAACGGCATTCCATGATCTTGTCCTCCATGACCACCATTTTCTCCATCGATTGAACCCGTCATATCATAGATTTGACGACGTCGTTCATCTGTAAGAACCTCATGTGCAGTTGACACCTTTTTAAACATTTCAGCATCACCACCCTTATCTGGATGATGAACACGTGACAACTTCAAAAATGCCTTGCGAATATCGGATGTATCGGCATCTCTTGGAACACCCAGGACTTCATAGAGATCCATGCTGTCTATGTCTGAATGATGCTTCTACCAAATGTTTAGACCACTAAAATTTGAGTAGAAACTAATATTTTAGTTGTGTAATGCCATACCTAGAAAATGAGAGTTATAAACATAAATTCGCAAAAGAACTATTATGTAGTTGGCTAAACGAAAAAAATCACACTCATTGGGATGGGGATGGAGCAGTATTAGAGTATCCATTGATTAAAGAGATGGGATCTAATGGTTTTATAGGCTTTAATAACTGTACATCTGATATGACTTATAAATATTTTCATTATGGTGAAATCACAGATAACAAATATAATCCTACATATGATCAATGTATAGCAAATAACGACATACCATTAGCAGTTCTAGATATAGCAATGATATATAAGGGAAGAATCTATGAAGCGTATGAAGTGTATCATACTCATAAAGTAGATGATGATAAAATGGAGAAGATTAAGAAACTAACAAAAGGATGTAACTTTAAACTATATGAAGTTAGTGCAGAAGATATCTTAAGACAAACAAAAAAACCAGAAGATATTACAACGATATGTGATTTAATATACAGCAGTAAAGAACCTAAGATAGATATAAAGGAGATAAAAGACTTGTATTATTCACTACATCCAGAGTTAAAGTTAAGGGTCTAAGAATCAACAACGAGAAACACCCAGCGAATGCAAAGGGAACTTGTGGGTCAAGAAGCCATTTACAAAACAATGGATACCATTCTTAAAGATCCACCCCATCTCTTTTTAACGGGCGCATTTGGCTACGGAAAAACACACATTGCCAAACAGTTTCTACGGACTTATTTTAAACAGTTTGGGATTTCGGACAAGGATGAAGAATGGTTATTAAATCTCTCTTCAGAAGCTGACCGTGGAATCCATCGTGTTCGTGAAGGTGTTGCTGAGTTTGTCCGTCACGTATCGTTGAGAGCAGGAGTCTATCGTTGGATATTTGTAGACGACGCCGATACTCTTCCGATTGTTAGCCAACAAGCATTACGAAGACCGATGGAAACTCATGCTCATACTACACGATTTATCTTTTGTAGTCGTCATGTCAGTGACTTGATCGCACCTCTACGTTCACGATGTCTTCATATTGAAGTTGAAACGATTTCACTAAATGAACTCTACACTTCACTTGTTCAACGGATTCCAAAAACAATAGACTTAACGGAGTCAACACAACATTTTCTTTTATCGGTTAGTCTTTCACCAAGACATCTTATACAATATATTCAATGTATTGAGGCTCTTGGAGATCGATTTGATGAACAACAGTTTCGCCGACTTTTTTCAGGAACTTCGGATCAACGGATCCGTTCGTTAGTCATTGCCTTTCTACGAAAAGAGCCAAATCAAGTCTGCGAACTACTCTTTGATATTTGGAACTCTGGCATCAGTTATGAAGATTTTCTAACGGATCTCTCACGATGTTCAAAAAGTCTTGGATATCTTCCACCCGTGCAAGATCAAAAACTCCATGAACTCATGATTCAGGGCTGGATCTATTATACTCATGGACGAACGCACCTCTTGGATATTTTACAACTTTTTACCAGCGCAACCCAATAGGGATGTTCCGGAAAGTACCGCCAATCACATTGTTGGAGGATATTCTCCGGTCGTTAAAAGTATCATCGTTAGAAGAAAAACATTGGTTTTCTAAGGATGAGATTTCAATGGATTCCTTGGAAGAATGGTTGCCTATCCTAGAACCTTATTATCTACCTTGTAAGGCTGAACGATATATTAACGGTGACATGACGCAATCACGGATTATTACTGTGCTACGTCATATTTTAAAGGCTCATCAAATACCTCTTAATGTTCAAGAACGAGTGGTAAATGGAAAAAAGGCGACCTTATACCAGATCTTTTATAATGAAACCAATCCAACGGTGAGTTTTGATTGAATATTTATTCCACATCGTCATATTCATCATCCTCTTCATCAACCATTTCAGTCTGTAACTGAAATCCTGTATCCATCATATCGCGAATATTTTTATGGATTCTTTCACATTTTTCATAGGTGATATTGCATGATTTGGTAGTTCCACTGAATAGACGGTTCTCTAATGCAGGAGTCTCTCGTGATCTTGCAAGGAACTGAATCCATGTGGCTCGAATAGCAGCCCATCCTTCTACATCACCCTCTGTAATAATAAGACTATGAAGAATAAATGCAGAATAAAGTCCGATTTTCCATTGAGAAAGGGCCTTTTTATCAGTTGGCCTTCGAATCGCATCTGCTGCCCGATAGACATCGAGTAGTGTTGTAAGACGTCTAAGAATCAATGTTTCATCAGGAGGTCCCGTTAGACCTGTCTCCCCAGGACCTTCACTTAATACATCCCAGAGTTTTGTATAAGAGGTTGAAATATATTTGGATCCATAGGCTGCTCCTGCAATATAAGCAACAGCATTGGCTGTTCGTCCATGACGTTTATCTGCTGTATGTAAATAGTCTCCAAAGACTTCGACGGCTCGTGCATGTAGACCTGATCCAGGTGTTAGGAACACACGTTCCGCAATCTGAACAATGGGTTTACTACGACGATTCCAGAACTTTTCACCGTGTGAAAGTGCAACACCTTGATTCAGAAGATCATAGATTTCCATTTCTTGATCACGTGTTGCACCTGTTGTATCTACGATTGGTATCTTATATTCAAGGAAGATACGTTTTTCATCTTCAGATAAATCTTCAAACTTTTGACCATTACGAGTAAACTGTCCTGTATAGAAACGCCAAAATGTCTCCATACGTTGTTGACCATCATTCAAACTATAACGATTCCTCTCATCTTCGGTGACCATGATGGAAGGAATAGGATATCCCTTAAAGACCGTTTCAATCAGTGCTCGTTGTTTTACTGAAGGCCAAACATACTCACGCTGGTGTTCAGGAACAAAGACCATTGTATCTTCTGCACGAGACTCACGACCACGGTATCGTGCGACTCCAGATGATTTAGATGGTTCCAGAAACCATCGAATGCTGTGATTTGAATACTCAGAGTGAACACTTGACATCTTTTATGCACTTAACCTATAAACTAAGAAATTCAATTTTATTAAAAGTCACTGGTTAGAAATGCGTTCGTATTTACTGAATCTTTTTTCTTTATTGCTAACTCCTCTTCTTGTAACTGCTCAGAATCAATGTTCTTCATTTAATACACTTGTGATCACCAATCTTGGAACTCAACCTTCAGGCTATGGGATTCCCGACTGCGCATATATAACTTCAAACAAAGCAAGTATCTGTAATACCATGTCAACCTGGCAGATTACAAATGCCGATACATGTTATCTTAAGGGACCAGGATATGGTTGTGTGATTGTAAGTGGAAGTTTCTCAACACAAGAGACCTTTTACTGCCAGGTAGGTCCTGCTCCTGCTCCTGCTGCTGCATCTCCTTCTTCTTCTGCATCTCCTTCTGCTTCTGCATCTGCTTCTGCATCACCTCCTGCTTCACCTTCTGCATCTATGACAGAGGCTCCTACTTTTACAACGACACCTTCTTCTTCATCTTCTGCATCACCTTCTGCATCATCTTCTATGACAACGACAGGAACAGTAACAGCAACAAGAACAGGAACAGCAATAGCAACAGTAACAGCAACAGGAACAACAACAGCATCAAAAACAGCAGTCGCGACTTCAACCTCTACCTCTACACCATCAGGAATCATCAATCTTTCAACGAATACAACAACCGTCTATGTAAATCATCCCATTACGGAAGGCCTTTTAGCAGCGATTGGTCTTTCAGGGGTCTTTGCAATCATGGTTTTCCTAGGATGTTGTGGAATCATTTATGTTATCGTTCGTCGACGAGTTGATGCTAAACGTCGTGATTCTGTAGTTATACTCAAGGATCGACGTTCGTCCAAGGCAACTCAAGAAACAGGTATGACACTTCGCAGTATTGTTTAAACCTAAAGAATTTTAATCAGTAAAGTAGTATAATGCCTCTAACAAAAACACGCAAACTGAGAAAGTCACCCGATACTTCAGCAACTCTACATACAGAGGGAACCATCGACTTTGGAAGAGATTCAGAGAGGTGGGTTGTTAAAAAAACAAAAACGGGTATTAAGCGATGGGTTCCATACCATTCGACCGTTCTTTTTGGATATGCACCACTCACCGCTAAAGTTCTTGAGAATCATATTAATAAACCCATTACAGTCTATGAAAAACAATCCGATTCTTTTTGGCCTAAAAGTGCACGTGACTTTGATGTAAAATATACATTTACAGCTTCAGGGGATGCTGAACTACTAAAAAAGAAGGATGTCAAAGAATACAATAACTGGTTGAAGACTAGAACTCCAGCTGTAAAGGATGGTCAATATGTTGTTATTAAAGGAACATTGATATCCAATGATCTTGATGGTAATAATATTCAAGTAGCACCTCTACCTGGTGAACTCATTAGTTCAAATCTAATGAACACCGATGCATTTATAAAGGTTTAGAACAACAAACATTTCAAGCCGTCACTTTCTTTTCGTTACGATGACATTCTGAACATTTGAATGTAAACTTTGTAGTTTTATGTTCTTCAAGAAATTGGATTAAAATCTCTTTTAATGTTATAGTTTTTGATATATCTGGATATACTTTTTCAAGGGCTCTTTTTATTAATAAAGGACGTTCTTCTCCAATTCCATGACATCTTTCTTTTGATGATTTTTTGCAATCAGAACAAGGATGTTTTTTCAAATATGCTGATGTAAATGTATTTTTAATGAAGTTCGTAAATACATTTGAACCAAAGTCTTTTATAAAATCTTCATGTGATGTTTCTGTGATTTTAGTAGCCCATTTCTTTGATTTGTTTAAATCGGCTATACGTTTATCTATAAAGTTCGAGTGAGGATTCATTTAGAATACCTCACAGATTTTTGCTATTTATAATGTGATTTATTGTGTTCAAATTTGGTTATAATGTATTGTTCAAAAACCCGCACCATGTTCATTAAATACCATACTTAACACGGAACTGATCTGCTGTCATGATTGTTATAGAAGCAGCAGTCGCCTTTTTTGTCTTCTCGTTCTCCACGGTAGTATCCTTGATAACGAGTAGAGTCACTTTTGAACTCCAGCTATCGACTAACTGACCTCCTTCCTTTTTAACATAGGCTTCGAGATCTTTTGGATGGAATCCTGTAAATAACACGTTCTGTCCAGATAACTTCTCTCCTTCGCTTTTAATCGCAGGTATAACGAACTTTGGCACGACTTTCACACGATCCATGAATGCTTTGAACGCTGGAAGTGTATCAATAAATGCTCTTGCAGAATCATGCGACCATCCATGGATCGCCGAGATCTTCACATATAAATCCGAAGTGACAACTAAGTCCCGTGGAATGAGCGCAAATGCCTGTTCCAAGCGTTTAGTTCCAATACCGCGACCAAATACACCAGAACCCACGGCCCAATCGACAATCGTAGCCTTTTCAAAGGCCGCAGTTCGTTCCGCAATAATCTTCTCAGCACCCTTGACAGTGAACTCGCCACTTTTAATAAGTGTCTGTGCAGTGACTCCCACAAAGGCTTCAATGGTATGGATACCCGCTGTATGGAGTTTTGCGATGGTCCCCTCACCCATAAAGCCAATCTCCAAAGTCTTGGTAAAATACAACAACTGTCGCTTCTGAACATCCTCGTTGGATTCCATATTATCGACAAGAGCATCAACATGTGTCTCATTCCAATGCCAGGCATCTGAAGGCATCTGAGCACCTCCTATAGCAGCCGACTTTACATCTTTGATATAAGGAATCACATCACCGCTGCGTATGATTTCAATGAAAGCACCAGGGCCGATCTTCTTATCTTGAATAAATGCGGCATTGAATCCAGTAGCGTATTGGATGATTGCCCCTCCAATATTCACAGGCTCAAACTGAACGGTCGGCTTCAAATATCCATCCTTACTCGCTTCCCAGTGAACACAGAGCACTTTTGTAATCGCCTGTTGTTCCGCGAAAGACATCTTGAAAGCAAACGCGTGTTCAGGATTGCTTTCTTTACGAGCATAGACTGCATCGTGTGCGACAATGATTCCGTCAATCTCATATTCGGAATCATTCTTTCGAGTTGTAAGAATCTCACTCAGAGTTTCAATATTGATGTTCTGTGTGAATCCCCAATCTGCAGTTTTAAAAGTGGAATGTATATCTAAGAGTCCAAACTGTTGAGTTGGTAGTAGAGATTCAGGAACAACAACTTCATAAGCAACAAAATCAACAAGACGCATCAGCGCAATACGTTCCGCTGTCAAAGTCTTTTGATTCGCGAGTCCTGCTACCATTTGACGTGCCCCTCGTTTTCCCTCTTGAACTTTACTATAGTTCTCTTTACTAACAATGAGTTCACCACGAATGACACAGGTCTTGGATTCTGGAAGATCACCGATATTGATGTATTGAAGCATGTGTGTGATATCCTGTCCTACTGTTCCATCACCTCGTGTATATAGAAACTTCTTACCTCCCTCTTTGATATACAAGGCTGAAATACCATCGAGTTTATTGCTGATACAGACTTTACCAGGATATCGTGCACGCCAACTGGTTAGATTATTCTTATCAGGTTTAATCTTGTCCATCGAACCCATATAATAGGGCAACTTGACTTTGTGTTTAATGACCTCTGCACCGACACCTAACTCACTGCCAAACTTGGTTTTCAAGTGCTCGGCGAGTCGATCATACTCTTCATCTTCAACGAGTGAGACTCCCTTTGTATAATAGTGATCTGAAAGATGAGCTAAGATCGATTCAAGTTCTTTTTGTGTAAGAGAGTTCATTGTTCCGAAAAAGTCAGAGTCAAGTTTTCGGAGTAATGTATCCATAGTGTATATCTATCAGGCGTGCCTTAACTTCTAACTATCAGCGATTCAACTTTTTTTATGATGAGCGGAATAAATCAGAAATCGCAAGATCACTTCCCAGGATTTGATCTTCGCTCATTCGGAGAAACCAGCCAAAGATACGACGCTCTCGTAACTCGGGCCAAGGAATCGGCACGTATACTGCCTCTTTTGTTACGGTAAAACGGAGATCTCCTTCTTGACCTGCCGCTAACAAATCCTCCAACTGAATGCGTTTTCCATTGGCCTTTCGACTGAGTTCTCCATTTGGAACCACAATGGTATCAGGATTCGTGCTGGCATAGGCAACAAAGTCCCACTTTGCGTCACCACGAATCTGTTGACCGCCTCCCTGAGCATTCAAGCGTTGAAATGCGGCATCAGCCCATTGGACAAAGACAGGATGTCCCGCACGCCCTGCGCCCATGACATACATACTCGGAACCGCTGTTCCATTGGGTCCAGAATAAGACTCCTCGCCATCGGTTCCATAAAACACAACCTTTTCATACGGAATCTCAGGGAATGCTTGAAGAGATACTGATGCAGGATGAACCCAAAGACCTCCCCATTTAGCGAGCACACATGCACGAATCCAGTTTAGTTCTGCAGTGCCGACATTTGCGAGAGGATTGCGAAGACCACGAGGAAGCGCGTCCCATCCACCCAAACGTGATGCCAAATCACTGAGACCACCGATGATTTCGACCTTGTAATGTGCACTGTTCTTGGCAACGATGCTCTCATAGCAGAGGTTCAAGAAGGGCATGTTTAGAACCCGTGTAGATCGTGCACCAAAATCAGCCCACCATCGACTATTCACATCGCTGGTATCATAATAAAGCCAAATCGTAGGCATTGTCATGCCTTGAAGCACTAGATTTTTATCTTTATAAGGACTTGACATGTATTCTTTTCCGTAACCATACACTCCCATAAAAAATGCCGATGCTGCTACAACAAGTAGCGGTATCAAGATTTGTTTGGTTCCCATCTCTTAGCATCCTAGAACTTATTGTCGTCTTTGTCGCTGAAGTGTGGCTCCATCCGTAATGATAAGTCGTTTCATTCGTTCATGATAATCATTCGCCATCACATGCTCTTGCGCTGCACGAAGTTGTCGACGTTTTTCACGTTCCTCTGCCTCCTTTTCCATGGCAGTAATCGCCTCCATTTCCTCATTTCGTAACGGATCGGGGGCTCGTTTGCGACTGGCTTCATAGTCATTATAGTTACGATCACTTACACGAACATCGGCAACCTGTCCACTAAATGTGTTTTCAGTGGTATAGGCCGCCCGTAAATCAGTATATTGAAGTGAAGCATCCGCTGCACCGATTGCTGCCGTATAATCTGCAGGCTTATCACGACCCAGTTCAACACCCATCGTAGGAGCCAAAAAAAGAGCCTGTGGTCCAGCTAAGGCATTTGTTACGGGCTTCTTAGCACCCTTATTCACTTCATCGTCAAACATCTTATGGAAGACATCTCGATTAAACTTTCCACTGAACTTGGGGGCCTTTGCATCCGTTTCCGTTTTCAACCAATCACCATATCCATCCTCTTCTGGATCAGGAATACGAGTCTGTTCGAACATTTGATTAAAGGCATTTAGGTCTAACTTGTTTGGATTCAAGCGGACAGGCTCGACCTGTTTAAAGTTCTCGGCTTCTGTTGTTCGCTCCGTTTTCAAAGCAGCAGGAGCGTCGACCGTTTTAAGACCTGCCGCTCGACCACCCTGAATACGATTCAAGATCTCAGTCAAGTAAGCATAGGCACGTGTGACCGCCTCAAAAGAACGTTCGGATCCACCCTTATCAGGATGAACCTTCATGGCCGCCTTTTTATAGGCCTTCTTCAACTCAACTTCTGTCAATGCAATCTCTTCTTCAAGTCCAAGCACTTGTAGACAAGTTTGAAAATAGGAGAGTGCCTTTTGGTTACCTGTGCCTTCCATAATACGTTCATATGGATTTCCTGATACAGGCTTTGTTGTAGTAATCGCATAACTATTGGACTGTTGTCGATTACCGTAGGTTTGTAACTCGGCTTGCGGCCGTTGTCTCACTGGTGTAGGAGTAGTCTCTTGTTCACCGGGTAATAGTCCAGGAGGCTGATTTCGTGAAACCCGTGATACATATTGAATCAAATGACTGTATACACCTGAATGTTTAAAACTCTGAACATATTCGGGTGCTGCTAATAGTGTTTGAATCATCTCGGCCCGTGTTTGAGGTGATTTAATCGATAAGAGATTTTGATAAATGCGCACATGAGCAGGTGGATACTGCTGAATGGATTGAGCCGAACCCATACTACACTACAATAGAATCGCATTAGTTATACCATTGTTATGACGCAGCATCACAACCGATAGAATCGGAATCAAGGGTTCGCATTCCCATAACCAACTTCGTCCTGCTGAAAAGAATCCAAAGGATACAGGCCAATATCCATAAATGCGACTCGGTGCTAATCGTAGTCGTTTATCTTCAATAAGATGCCAACTCTCCATTGGAAGAACCATGGCGAGTTGTTCCTGTGGTTGGATAGGCCCACTCGTATCTTCGATTGCTTCAACCTGAATGGAGTTCCTTTGTGCATAGTCATATAAATCAGACCATAGAGGTGGTATATATCGTGAGAAATACCATTTCATATTGACTGGCTTCTGTCCCGTATAATAATCCACAATCCATTGAAGACCAATGAAATAATCTTTACAAATGGCGGCGAGGGTCGACTCTGAATCACTCATTAACCATTCAGAATAAGCCCGTTTCCAGATAGATCGTAGAGACCATCGGCCGTTTTCAATCAATACAATCGGTCTTTCGGTTTCATGAATCCATTCGGAGGGAATACCTTCCATTGTCTTTGATGCATGACCACCCAGTTGAATCTTCTTTTTGACGGTATGAAGTATTGCTTCTTCTTCATTTTCTTTAAACTTTGACAACATGAAACTCATTGAAGACTGATTCAGAATCCATCGACCCTCATGTTCCTGTAAAAGAAACGCACCGGTTGAATGGAGTTCTTTTAGTAAACTTAGTAAAACTGTATGCCCGTTATCACGAATCTTGATACTAAGACTATGAGGTAAAAAGTCATTTCCAAGAAAACTCATTGCGGCAACGTATTCACGAATCTCACGCAGAAGAGTCTCACCTTTAAGATCAGGCCACTGGACTTGTTTGAGATGTTCCAAAGAAAAATAACTAAACTGTTCTTCGCCGAGTGAATCCACACCGAGTTCCGAATCCTCTCTCAATAAATACATGGGTCCTTTTGCATTCAATAAAGTCAATAGAATAAGGTCGGCATCCAAACCATAGATAATACAGGGTCCTTGATTTGGATCAGAGTCTCGTATATGCTTCATAATCTTATGCTCACCTTCCCCCGGTTCATCCGTCGTGCTGACCGACCATCCAGGTCGTTTAGTGCTCAAATCTTTTAATGCGTTTCCTAAACGACGCATGAAGGCTGTGCCAGGTGTAATACAGTTCGTATCCCATCGTGGACCTGTTGTATCGTCGACTTCCTTTTTAGCGAGCCAGACCGACTTGAATCGGCGAAGACGTTGTTGTCGAATCTTGGCCATGGGAACAACACCATCGAGGCACAAGGAAACGTGTTTGGGTGAACCGACCTCGTGCCAGATTTGAACAACGTATTTTAAACAATCTTGAATCAGTTGATTTTCCCATTCAATCTGTTGCTCTTCTACCCCCGGATAGGGTGGTAGGGTCGAGTTTGGACGTCGAGCACAGTAGTAAATAAGACAATTAAAATCAAAATAGAGTCTCTCTACTTGATCGGGTCGGCTTTTAGAAAGAATACCTTTAACCTTTTCAGTCAGCCTTTTATAATAAGAAGGTATACCCATTGAATCACGGGTCCTTGTCTACTATGATTTCGTTTCGTGGCTTAAGGCAGAGGTTGGCACTATGGCGCCTAGTTTAAAATCACCCTTGCGGGTCCAAAGAGGTGGCGACTATTTATCAATGGATAACATTCGATATATCTTTGAAAAGTTCATTAAGGCGAATGCAAAAGAACTCCTTCGTCTTTTACCAGATAGCGTAATCTTTGGATCAATCATTCTTGCCATCGTAACACAATCGTATAGCACGTCTATTTTTGCGGCATCCATGTTGGAAGCAACTGTATTCGCCACAGGTCTACGTAGTGCCTTTAGTTTCCTTGATATTTTCCATTTGGGTCCAGTTACACCTCTAGATCCGAGTATGTGTGTTTCCAGTTATGTTACACCGACACTTGAAACACTCACGTATTTGGGTCGTGAGACAATGGAAGCCTCAATGCCTTCTTATTCATCGTTCTTTGTTGCAACAGCATCGGCCTATGTTGTGGGATCCATGTATGCTCAGAAAAAGGAACTCGAAGCTCTGGGTCCTTCCTTTTCAGCACGATTCTATATTGCGATTTTTGCTTCGTTCTTATTGCTTCTCATCCAAAGCAGTTACCGATTGGCCACTGGATGTGATGGAGTGGGAACGATTATCATGAGCATTCTCTTTGGTTTTATCTTCGGTGGATTTCTCATCTATCAAAATATAAGTCTGTTTGGACGAGATTCAACAAATCTTACGGGTGTCCCTCTCTTGCGTGAACGCACAAAGGAAAAGAAACCCCTCTATGTTTGTCCTCAACAAGTATAAAACCCACTTCTAACAGAAGAGGGCTACTCATAATGTCATTGGTAAAAAACTTACGAAGTCTTTTATCACAAGCATTTCTTTCACTCCCGTTAATCCTGACGGGCTGGTCATTGTTTATTGGATGCACACAAGG